TTATATAATTACGCACTTTATTTGTAAATGAGAGTTAAAATACGATAGCTGGATATATTTTTAACGTTTAATTAACATATATATCAAAAGAAAGCAGTATCTTTGTAATGTCGAAAGGGACAAAGGAGTTCAACTAAGACAAAGCGATATTTGAAAGGCTTACATACTGGAAAAAGCGTTGACGCATGAATAGTTACAATAGATAACATTACATGCGATGGTAGGCGCTGTGAGATATTAATATAGTGTCAAGCAAGTGCAATAAACGTAATTGCAGCAAGTATATAGGATGTCGTTACCTATACACTACTTGGCTATATGAATGATATGAAGAAGAAACGGGAAATAGGATATAAGCCTATGGATATATAGAGCTATGATATATAGCTGTTATCTGATAGCCATCTGATTTTCCCGTACTTCATCTGTAATGCAGCCTAAGACGGTTACAAGCCGGTGTAAATGCAGAGTACAGAAAATTGAAAATCAATCACTTAAAAATATAGAATTATGAAAACTTACGATTATCTGGAGAACGTGAAAGAAGACGTTAGAAACTACATTGAAGAAAATAAAATCGTAGTAACAAGCAGCAACCGCGAAGAAGTGGAGCAAGAATTGAACGATACGTTGTTTGTAAATGATAGCGTAACTGGAAACGCTTCTGGCTCTTATACTTTTTCAACGTGGCAGGCAGAAGAAAATCTATGCCATAACTTTGAGTTGTTAACGGATGCTTTAGAGGAATTAGGGTATGATTTATCCTACCTTAAAAAAGGTGCAGAGGCTTGCGACGTTTTAATACGTTGCTATCTCCTTGGGCAGGCAATTTCGGAAGTATTGGACGAAATAGAAATAGAAAACGAAACGGAGGAGTAAACTATGAGAACTTATACTATAGATGGATGCAACGAAATGTTTTTAACGTTGCAAGAAGCAAAGAAACATATATGGTTGGCTTATACGCCAAAGGAATGTATTAAGGAACTAACAGACACTTGTATAGTTGGCTGGAAAGATGGCGAAGTGCATTCTTTAACCGCTATCAGAGTAAATAAGAACGGAAAAGTTAGTTATGGTAGAACTGTTAAATATTGAAAATGTAAAATTGGTAATTTAAAATACAAATGATATGAAAAAGTTAGAAACATCTCAAATAATCGAAAACATTTTGGCAAACAGAGTAATAACAGAGCGTGAAGTATTACTTTTGAAAAAACGGGCAAATAATGGTGATAATGAAGCTGCAAACTTTTATCCCAGTTGTGATATCGAAATAGAAGTAACAGAGGAACAAAGCGCGAAGGGGTATAAGTGGCTCATGAACTTGTATAAGACACCCACGGGAAAGGAACGAAAAAACAATCCGTTCGGTTATCGGGAAATGAATATACTTGATAATTACAAGGGTGAACGCTTTCAGTTTGTAGGCTTCTATAATAACGGTAATAGATGGCGCGATTATTATATTCCCATATATTCTTTATGTGGTATGGAATATTACGTAAATAGCGAAGGTAGTATTCAAATAGTCGGATAATATGAAAAGAAAACGTATTAATAGGTATGCTCTACTTATTTGTAGGGCATATCAAAATAAAGTGTATTTTTTCAGTGTATAACTAATAAATAATAAAACTATGAGTATAACAGATTTTTATAACGGACGCTTTGTTAGCGGTAAAATATTAAAGCGTGATTATCGCATTATATGGCAACGAATTGTAATAGCTACAGCCGCTTTGTGTGGAATGTTCATTTTTATGATGGCTATTCAGTTAATGTGTTGGTTATCTAATTTGTGTAACTACGTTTTTAGGTAATAGCATGAAGTTAATAACGAAATTTAAGCCCGAACTAAAAGAGTTTATAAGCCTGCAAGGGTTGAATATCAATGATACAATGAAGGCAGTGAGAAACGGAAATCTGTTTATTTATAAGGCAGAAACAAAGCGCGAAATATTGTATCATGGTATTACTAATTTAAAGCACCCTTATATATTATCAGAGCACGAACTGCCATTATAACAAAAAGTTATAAATGTTTTGGTAATATATATAATATATATAATATATATAATATAACAATAAAGTAGTGTATGAAAACTTATAAAAATTTTGAAGAAGACTTTGAGAAGGCAAAAGCAAACATGGAACTTCTGGAAAACATTGTGTCTGTAGGCATTCCAAAGAAACAAGCGGTTTACTTTAATAGCATATCAGTAGATAGTAAGTACAGCATGGGACAAAGAACGTATTTATACGTAGGTGATAAATTGGTGCATTGCAATGATGAAAGAAAGTTTTATGTAGGGCACAACAAATTTATTGAAACACACGGAAAAATAGTTGTCCGCTTCAACAAAGGAGAATTTAAAAAGTATATGGCTATGTGCGAAGAAATGTATAAAGCCCTTGCAATAGAGGCGAACGCATCTAAATATATTTCTTTAGTGGATAACATAAAAGACTTTATAAAGCCTAATATTGACCTTAAAAACAGCCAATTTAACAAGAGCAAGGGAATAGGGTGTGTTTACATAGAAAAACAATTTGTATAACTTCTAAATATTAAAAACTATGGCATTAATAATAATTATCGGATTTATTGGCTGTCTGTTGTCTGGTGAACTCATTAAATTAGGCAGATAATGGGAAAGTTCATGCTTCTACTATTGGTGTGGGATATTGTGGCTTTATTTGCCATCATACTACGCCCTAACTTTAAATATAGTAGTGATGTTATCAGTTGGCTTATAGCCGGAATAGCTTTGTCTGTAATAATAATAATCAGTTAGTAATAAGATGGAAAAATATGTTTACTACCTTCGTGTATCAACGAATAAACAAGGGGATAGCGGTTTAGGGTTGTCAGCCCAAGAAAAGACTTGTATAGACTATATTAATAGCAAAGGTGGAATTATTTGTGGTAAGTTTGTAGATGTGGCTTCGGGAAAAGACTGTTCCCGTGTGGAGTTGTGGAAAGCTATAGAGTATTGCAAAGCTAATAGTTGCACCCTTGTAGTGGCTAAATTGGATAGGCTTTCAAGAGATGCCGAGTTCGTTTTTCATGTAGTAAATACGGGCATAGATATATATTTTTGTGACCTTCCAGTAGTAAATACTATGGTATTAGGTATCTTTGCATCCGTTGCACAATACGAACGCGAACTAATTAGCAAACGTACAAAAGATGCGTTGGCAGCAAACAAGGCACGCGGCATATTATCCGGCACAGCTAATAGCAATTATCGAATTGACGAAGAAAGTAAGAAGCAAGCAAGTAGAGCAAGCGCAAGAACGCGAAACAGAAAAGTAGTAGAAAGTGCTGAATTCGCTTGCTTTTGCAGAATCCTACGAAAAGTTATACCTATACTGAATGAAAATTCTACGGATGAAGAACTATTCTTCTTAAACTGGACTAAATACCGTACAAGTTTTGTTCTCACCCAGTATCACAAAGCGGAAATAAAGGAACTCATGCAGGAAGCCAATAGGAACAATAATAAATTGTTTATCGGCATTGATTTTACGAATGCTAATTTTTATCAGTATATTAGTAGCCGGGTACAAGCTACGTTTAACTCAATCTCAAAATACAAAGAATATAATAACCTATAAAAAGCAAAAGTTATGGAAGTAAATAATATCATGGTATATATAGATAATCTGTTACAAGGCAATTCTGACAAGGAATGCGCGGATATTTTAAGGGAAGTGATATCTGAATGCCAATCACGTATAGAAAATTGTGAAGAAGGAGCATATGCTAATCAATTAAAATAATATGAGAATACTTCAAATTGCCCTAATAACACAAAAGGATAACGTCTTTAATGTAAAGATGCAAATAGACGAAATTGTCTTTGAGAGTAAAGAAGAAGTAAGGGAAAAACTACTTTCTGTATTTGCCAATAGGAAGGATGCTATAGTAGACGTTGTAATCCATTCCATGCAAGACGAATTAGGGCTTTCCGACTACTCCAATGAACAACTTAAAGCTGAACTAAAAAGAAGGGTAAATATCGCGCGTATGAAAGCGATTAGAGAAAAGCCGAAATATTATTATTGGGAAGGTACTGTAGTTGAGGTTATGAAGCGATATAATAGGTTTGCCTATTGGAAATTTAAAATAGATTCCGAAGAACTGGCGGCAAATGAAAATTTTTCGTATCTGAATAAATGGCATGGTTTTGAAATGATAAGCGGTGCTTTCAATATGACAACTGCACCAAAAGTTGGGGATAGGGTCAAATTAAGGTATCGTGTAGTAAAAAGTCATTTTCGTTCCTATAGAGATTCTAAAATTGTATCAGTAATAGAACGGGCTGACTTGTCAAATGAAACAGTAATAGCAGGCAGTGAATTGTAAACTAAAACTATAAAGAGATGAAAGCAATATTAATAGCAACCAAAGAAACAATTGACGTAATAAAGGCTGAGGAATATACCAACATTTACGTAACAGAGGATGGCAGTCAGTCCTTCTTAGGTGGTGAACTTATTCTTCTTGATGAAGTGAAGGAAGAAGCAAAAGAACGGGATTGGGAAGAGGTTAGGATAAATGCTGCAATAGCAACAATGCAAACACTTTTAAATAATCCACAATATGAGAACAAATCAATAATAGCCATAGCTGACATGAGCGTAAGTATGGCTGATGTATTGGTTAAAAAGCTGAAAGGAGAATAGCTATGTAAAAGTTGAGGTATGAAACATATATTGGATTGGTATAATGAAAATACTCCTCAAAATGAGGATGAATACGAAAAAGGATGCTTGACAAGTGCTGCAATAATAGCAATAATCTTCATAGCATTAACAGTAGCAATAATAAATATTTGAGGTAACTATATAGAACTTTGCACTAAAAATTATATAAATAAATAGGAAATTTAAAATATTCTATTTATATTTGCGATATGTATTTAACGGAGCAACATATAATAACAGTCAATGACAAGAGGTACAAGGATTTAGACCGGATTTGTTTCTTATCTAAGAACTTGTATAACGCGGCTTTGTATATCATAAAGCAAGAATTTCTTGTTTCCGGGAAATGGATAAGGTCTGTGGAGCTTAACAAAAAGATGGTTGCAGAAAACAATGTTGATTTTAGGGCTATGAGCGGTTCTTCTTCCCAGCAAATACTTATGGCTTTGGATAGAAATCTGAAATCTTATTTTTCAGCCATTAAAGCATGGAAAAGGGATAACAAGAAATTTACTGGATGTCCTAAATTCCCGAAATACAAGCATAAAACAAAAGGAAGAAATATATTTTCTTATTCTTATGCACAATTTAAGCATAGAGGAGAATATATTTACTTTCCAAAGAAAGAAGGTTTGCAACCATTGAAAACCAGATGTAAGGAAGGAACGGTTAAGCAAGTCAGATTTGTTCCGAAAGCAGACTGTTATGTAATAGAATTGGTGTATGAATCGGAGGTAAAGGAACAGTTACCAGATAACAATAGATATATGTCTATTGATTTGGGGGTTAACAACTTTGCTTCTATTGTAACGAATACGAGCAATAAGGCTGTTTTGATAGATGGAAAGAAATTAAAGTCTGTCAATCAGTATTATAACAAGAAAAAAGCTAAAGTTCAATCACAATTAAAGAAAACAAATGGAAAGGAAAATTCGAGACGGTTAATGAACCTTACAAGAAAGAGAAACAATAAGGTCAAGGATTATTTGCATAAGGCAAGCAAGGAAATTGTAGGCATGTGCCTGGAAGACAACATAACGACATTGATAGTGGGACATAATGACGGATGGAAACAGGAAGTGAATATGAGTAAAAGAAACAATCAGAATTTTGTTTCAATTCCGTTTGAGACGTTCATATCAATGTTAAGGTATAAATCTGAAAGACAAGGACTAAGATTTGTTGAAATAAACGAATCTCACACGTCGAAATGCAGTTCTTTAGATTTAGAGGAGATAAAACATCATGATAGTTATGTTGGAAAGAGAGTAAAAAGAGGTCTTTTCAGAACAAAGAACGGGATTTTACTCAATGCAGATATAAACGGAGCCTACAACATCATGAGAAAAGTAAAAGGGGATGCAGCAATGCCACCCTATAGAGGGTTTGGGTATAACCCAGTTAAGAAATTTATTAACAAATAGATACAAGTGTAAACATGTATATAATTACCATATTTGATTTGAAAATGGGAAAACAACCGATTAGCATACAAGACGTGATACAAGAACTTCGCGACTTGTTCAGAGTTACAAACAGAGGATTTTCAAGTGAAATAGACGGGATATTCTTTATTGACAAAAGGCAATATTCCGCATCCGAGGTACACATGAAGCTTGAAATGTACTTCAATGACAAGTATATAATCAACGGACTTTGTAAGATATATCCGAATTGTGTGACTTATACACGATTTGAGATTAAGAGCATCGACAAGCTGATACCTAACTATAGACTCATGGGAGGTTATACTCCCGAAAAGGAGGACTGAATTATGGCGAAGAGTATATTTACTCCAATGGAAAAGTTTAATGAGATTTTGGCGGTCTATAAACTTAAATCAAGCAATATTGGAGAGTATGAGGGAAGCATATCAGAGTATTCCACAATGAGAAGAAGCTGTTTGATTACTACCCATGCCGGATGAAGCTATTTGACTACCATAATTGGCATCAGCTAAGTTATCCTATGCACGGGAACAAGGATTGGGAGAAGGAACTAAGAACAATAATCGAAAAAATGATAAGACAATGAAAACAGTAGTAGTAACATTGATTGCTTTATGCAGTGTTATGTGTTCAGTAAATGCACAAAAAATCAGAAAAAATGAGATTGATAAGTTTACAAAAGCTCATGTTGTCGAGACGTCAAGACCGTTAGTCAATAAATATCCGGGAATACTATATGCTTCCTTTTATAAAAATGGCGATGACGAGTTTTTACGCCTTTATTGGGAATGTAGTGGTATTATATCTATGGACAAAGGGAACAAAGTTATTTTTCTTGATGTAGAAGGGAATCCATACACATTTTATAATTCTCAGTATATTATGTCAGAGGATATTCATGCAACATCTAATTTAGCGAGTGAATATATTTTAGAAATGTGGCTCGTTGGGGATTTGGGTATATTTGAAGACAAAGAATTAGCAGCAATTAGGATTTATACAAATCAAGGCTATGAGGATATAAAGTTAGGCAAAAGAATAGCAAAACTGAAAGAATTGTATTCAGTTTACAAGTCGGCTTTATAATAATTGTTAATAGTTTGACTTGTTTTTTGGAAGTTTCAAAAATAACAGCGTTCTTTGCATTGCAATCGAGAGGTAGAATGCTCGGTGATAAACGATATTAGGATTCAATAGCAATTCAACATATAGCTTACATTGGCACATTCTACCTGCAATCGTGCAGCCTGCCAGTGTACAGCAAAGCTTAAAGCACTGGGAGTTTCTCGGTGCTTTTTGTATTTATTGAAAAACATTCTTATATTTGTGGTGGCGATAGGCTGGAGTAGCTACCAGTTGACAAGTCTCTTTTCCATACCTTCGGACTTCGCCACCATTTCATTTAGAAGGTATATCATTAAACATTGAAGTTATGGAAAGACAAACTAAAGGAATTTGGATTCCAATTGAAATTTGGGAAGATAAAAATCTTTCTTGGAATGAACGTATATTGTTGTTGGAGATAGACAGCTTTACTACCAAGGATAAAGACTGTTTTATTAGCAATGAATATATTGCCAATCTTTTGAATGTGAGTGAAACAACAGCAAATAAAATCCTTTCATCATTGATTAAAAAAGGATATGTCATTAAAACAGCATTTGATGGCAGAAGAAGGTATGTCAAATCAGCCTTGCAGTTAAAAACAATTCAGCCTTGCACTTTAGAGCAACCCTGCCTTGCACTTTACGACAACATACTTAATACAAGTAATAATACAATTAAAGAAGATAATATTATCATATTATCTAAGAAAGCGGAAGACAATGCAGAGCATGCCAATGTCAATCCCTTATTAGAATATAATGATGGCGTTAAAAAATGTTCTAAAAAGAGTAATAAGGTTAAATTTGATGTCCGTGCCGACTTGTCCTATGTCAGTGAGGAACTGAAAGATTATTGGAGCATTTGGCTTGACTACAAGGACGAAATCAAGAAACAGTATAAGACTGAACGGGGCGCAAAGATGATGTATTCCAAGTTGGAAAAGTACTCTGATGGCAATCCAATCCTTGCAAATGCCATTGTTAACGAAGCCATCTGTCATAGCTGGGACGGATTCTATTCATTATCCGACAAACAGAAAGATTTTTTCCTATCGGATAAAAGCCCTTATAGGAGCGAAAATTCCAATTCTTCCTATATAGCTAAGAGATTGCAGGAGTTGGACGAGAAAATCGAAAAATACAAATGATATAACATTAAATAAAGAGTATTATGAAGCGTAGGGAGTTAAAAATTGGAGATATTATTCAAGTTGGATATAATCAAGTCAGAGTTGTACATGATGAAAAAGTTTCGTGTGACGGTTGCTATTTTAGACCGATTTGCAATAAAGGTTATGAAGCCATAGTATGGAAACAAGAAAACTTTGGATTTTGTTCTGAAAATGAGAGATTAGACAATATCAATGTTCATTTTGAATTAGTAGAATGATATGGAAGTAAAGAGTGGAAGAATGTTTGAGAAAGAGATACTTCCTTTCATGGAAGAAAGGATTATGAAAAAACTCCGTACATACAACGTATATAGCATAAATGAGTACGAAGACATACAGAAGGCGGTGAGGTATTCAATAAGGTTTTGTAAGAAAAATAAAATTGTTAGATATGGAAATAAAGAACGGAATAATCATTGACGGAGTGCTGCATGAAATGGAAACGAATGAAAATATCCCATGTATGAATTGTTCATTAAAATATTACTGCGATGAACTTGAAAATAGACATTCTATATGGTTATGTAGTGTTCATCCTTGTTTAGGTTTTATCAATCGTGGCAAAGTGACTAACATAGAAATAGAGGAGGAAACGAAATGACAATACGAGATTTAGCGCATTTATTGCTTACTGCACCAGATTTAGATAGAGATGTAAAGATATCCACCGGAGGCTATAAATCTCATATTACAAGGGTGGAATTTATAGAAAACGGTGAGTTTCTAATTGGTTCAAACGGGTACAACATGGATAAGGTTACAGTAACAACTGAAATTGAAGTAAAATCTCCATACGATGAAGAACCAAAAATATTTTAACGATAAATAGAGGAAGCAGAAAATGAAGGGTAATATATTTGATAAAATCAGAAAAGCTGAATATAAATATTTAGAATATATGCTTGCTTGTGATGTCATAGTCAAAGAAGCGCAAAAGCATATAGACTGGAATACTGATGTTTCGTGTGAATATTATCCCGGTGATGGTGTTTGTATAATGATAGAGGAATATGTTTGTCCTACATCCATATTCTTTAAATTGGTTGAAGAATCAGAGAATGGTATGGTTGAGAAGAACACCTATATGAAAAATTGCATTTAACATAAAAGTAGAGATATGGATATAGCTCCTATTATATTGAAGGATAATCTATCTAAGGAACAGATAGAATATCTACAGAAACAGAAAGCGGAATATAAACTAAAGAATAAAGTTAGATGTGTTCCGGGTCATACATTATTTTCTTTCAATCAAAAAACGAAAGAAATAAAGAGGGCTGAAATTGTTAAGGAAGTATCTGTAGGGTTGAATATGAAACCAGTAACCACTTCTAAAACAGTCATTGAACCGGATTGCTATTATGAACAAGCCTTAAATGAGAAAAATTTTAGGAAAAGACTAAAAAGAATTGGATTGATATAATTACTAAAACATAAAGTTATGAAAACAGAAAATATGACATTTAGTGAAGCCCTTGAAGCGATGAAGCAAGGGTACAAGGTGAAAAGAGCGAGTTGGACTGCTGGCTATATTTATTTGAAAAACAAGGATATTGTTTATGATGATTGTGACAATAAGTTTGATGGTGTCAGTATAGACTATATCTTTGCTACTGATTGGGAAATATACAACGAGCCAAAGCCCGAACCGAAGTTTGAAATTGGGGAATTGGTTATGATGCGAGATAGGATTGATTTAAAATGGTTTCCAGAACATTTCGCCCATTACGAACCAAAGAAAGAAGTTCCATATATGGCAATAAGCGGAAGAGATTATGTGCAATGTGCCAAATTTGATAAAGACATAGTATTCACCAATAAACCAGCAAAGTTATGATACAGAAAGCAGAATTTGATAAGTTGCAGTTTGGGGACAAGCTTGCACAAATAACTGAGAATGGAGAACTTTACACCTATAAATACATAGGTCGTGACCCGGGATGGGAAAACAGGTATGCCTTTTTGAGTGGTGAAGATGGTAGTAGTGCATTACATTACAACCGTGATTTTATAAGTAAATTATTCTTTTACGATTGCTATTCCGAGATAAAGAATATGGCAGATGCAAAGAAGGCAAAATACTATCGCCAATGGCTGGAAGAATACGAATGGAGGGTTAACAAGTAATGGATATACATATAATGAAGCCGGAAAACCAGATTCTCATTGTAGACGAAAAGGAGTTTTACCGGATAAAGAAAAAGGCTGAAATGACAGACAGTGAGATAGAAGCTATGGTGGAGAAGCGTTTTTTGAAATACGTGAAAGATAGCGGTATCAAACTTTCCTACGAAGTGAACGGAATACCTTATATATTTCATTATGACTTGTTGAGTGAATTGAACTATGAGGAAAGAGGATATCCGGAATCCGTGTCAGAAAAGGTGAAGCATGTTATTGCAGACGATATAACCGAGGCTTTAAATGATAAGTTTAAAGGACTGAAAGACGAGGCTTTGAATTATGCGTTAAGCGAGTTTGACAAGCAGAAACACGGTTTGGAGGCTACTGCAAAAATATGGAAACATTTCGCATTAATCTTTATCATTACGACTATTGTTTTAACATTTAGATTATTTATACAATTATGACCGAAGAACATGTAACATTAGAGACAGCGAAGCTGCTGAAAGAGAAAGGGTTTCTACAAAGGAAATATTTTATAAATGTTTCTACTTTGCATCATTGTTATAAATACCTATCTGTTCCACCTCAATCGGTAGTTCAAAGGTGGCTGCGCGAAAACAAGAACCTACATGTACTCTCTACTCCTAAAGTAGTAGAGAGTTATAATAAGATAGGAGAAGTCGTTAAAACCGAAGTAGAATTTTATTATTGGGATATATATGTCGTTGGCAGCAATAAACATAAACATATCATCCAAAATTGCTTCACCAATCAATTTAATACCTACGAGGAAGCACTTGAAGCAGGAATACAAGAATCGTTAAAACTTATATGATTATGATACAAGAAATAAAAATCGGAGAAGTTTTTGAGTATAATGGTATCAAATTGAAGGTTAGAAAAATGTCGCCTTGGGGAGAATGTAGAAAGTGTTTCTTTTTTAAAGAGGGTAATGTAACATGTGGCGGCCCTAAATGCGCCGCTTATGAAAGAAAAGATAAAAACTATGTTTACTTTGAAAAAGTGGAGGAGGGTAAATAATGCACCAGTGTGACTATTGTTGTTGGTATAACGAAAGATACGGGAATTGCGATTGTCCGTATGTAATGAAGAAGTTGTCTTGTGATAAAGCTAAAAAGGAGAAAGAAAGGAACGAGAAATGAAATTAAAACATCCATTAGATTGGTATAACGAAAACACACCATCGGAAGATGAAGAATACGAAAAGGGATGTCTATCTATCGCCTTGATAGTAGTAATCATTTTCATTGCATTAACGGTTGTAATTTTATCTTACGAATTATGAAATCAAAACAAGTATTATCAATAGAACAAATGAAGCACTTGCAGGAGCTTGGATTAGATACGGGTGATGCAAGTATGTACTGGAAAAGGGTATCACATGGAAGCCGTATTGATGATAAATCGAAAGGTAAATGGTTTTTGAGTTTACAGAAGGAGTTTCAAACTTGCGGGTTTATGTCGTATGAAACACTTCCTACTTATACCTTGCAGGACATCATACAGAGGTTACCGCCCTCTATCAATATATGTATGCTGCATATATATCCTGCTGCTGACTTGTGGTATTTCGTGTACATGGATTCTTACACCCGTACTATTCTAAGCACGAAGTATAGTCCGGATATTATGAATGCAGCCTATCAGATGTTGTGTTGGGTGATTGAAAACGGACATTTAGAAACAAACAAGTAATGATATGGAACGAATAGTAGAATTAAGAGGATTAGAAGGAGTATATTGTAGTGATGTAGTTCATGCTTATATGTCTTGCAATGCAGAAGACGTTCAAAAAGCTTTGGAGATTGGGATTCCATGTACTGGAGCAAATGACTACGGAGCGTATAACATCTATTTTGACGATTACGGAAGAATATGTTTTGAATATATGCAACGTTGTGTAACAAGAGAATACAGATACGTTGAATCAATAGAAGAGGCTATAGACTGGATGAATAGATTTATGAATAATGGAGGTTGATTATGGGTAAATATAGATACAGAGAAGTAAAGAACTATATCCACAACGAACTAAAGTTGACTAAAGAGGATATAAAGGAAATTATGGTTCCAATTGTGAAAGAGGAGGTTAAACGTATCTTTCAACACACATATGGAAACGACGTTGATATAGAGAGGTGGGTTCGTTGTATGGTTTCCAACGAGATACAAAGACATGGTGATTACTCTATGATAAGGAATTTGTGCAGGGAGATAATTAAGGAAGAAATTGCCGATAGGTTGTCAATTGATATAAGTCTTAAAAAGAAAGAGGGGTAAAATATGCAGGACGAAATTTCTTGGAACGATAATACCTATTATGAAATTTATAATCCATATAGTGATATTTCTCCTTTAGAACCGTGTGATGCACCCAAAATGAGAAAATATCGCCCAAAAGATGATAGGTGCACAAACAAGCAGATTGCGAAACGCAGGAAGAGAAACAAGAACCGTAAAACACATGGAGGTTATGGTTTATAGCACCTATATGTAGAGATATTCTTAAGAAAGAAATAGTTGATAAAATATCAATAGAGGTAAATATAAAAGATAAATGATATGGAAATAAAAGGGAAAGTACATTGCTTCTTTGAACAAAGCGCAACATTCCGTGACGAGTTTAGAAAACTTGGATATGAATCTTTCGATTATGATATACAAAATTCATTCGGAAAGACTGACTATCAGATAGACTTGTTTGTAGAGATTGAAAAAGCATATGATGAAGAGGAAAGCATATTTAATAATATCACGAAAGATGATTTAATTATAGCTTTCTTCCCCTGCATTTATTTTGAAGCTATGCAAGCCAATTACTATCAAATGGCATGTAATAATCTTTATTGTAAAGATAAAAAAGAGCAATATAGTATAGTATTAGATAAATAATAGAAATAAATTCTATATTCTATTATATAAATTGTTTGCCGTTTGTGATTTGAAAGGTTTAAGATTGATAGTCGAAAATCCTGCTACACAGCCGCATTATCTTTTATTTCCAGCTAATTTCATGCCTTATACTTTTATTGACAAAGATAGAACAAAAAGAGGTGACTATTTTAAAAAACCAACAGCTTATTGGTTTGTAAACTGTAAACCAACAAATGGAAGAAGTTATCAGAAGCCAATACAAACTAAAACAATAATGAAAAGTAAAATGGGAAAGAAAGCAGGAATTTGTTCCGAAGAACGGTCAATGATTTCACCGGACTACGCAAGGAATTTCATTTGCGACTTCATACTTGGGAAAGTTCAAAAACATACACAACTTGATTTATTTAAATAAGAGGGAATAACTATGAATGAAGAACTTTTAAAATTAGCATATCAATCCCTCAAACGTCAATTTGACAACATTAGCAAAGATAGTTGGATATGGACTGATTTCTTTGAAGATGAAAAAGTGGGATTTGATTACTTCAAAAAACAAATTGAACAAGATGAAGATTTTGCCTGCCTGCAAGACGAGACATATTACTTGGACGAGGATTTAGACGAACTGGCATATGATATAGCTTATGAAATTGCTTTAAAGTTGAAAGAAAATGATTTTTTTCATCAATGTGAACAATGTATGTTAGAAACTTATAGAATTGAATAATTATGGACGAGAAATTTAAAAAGAAATACGGTATCTACGATGGTATAGATACAAGCACATTCAAGCATATCCCCGAAATTAGTTTCTACAATAACAACTATTTCGTGGGCTTAAAGAGAGATAAAAATGTAACAAATGACCTACTTTTCGCACACAGTGATGATGATAACCAAACAGACTGGTATGTTTTAAATGGAAGTTTTGCTACATATATTGGCTACGAGTTTACAGACAAGGGAGTAATTAATCTTAGTGATGAACCATTTATTTAATGATTATGAAATATATATTTTCTAAAATTCATATTTATAGGTGCTTACCACCATATAGGAAATGGTACAGCATAACAACTGATAGTGGAATAACCAAAGACAACATTGTAATTGTTGGTAAAAAACGGTTATTGAAAGTTGCCTTTGCCTTGATACTTATGGTTTTATTTAATAAAAGAACTACTATAACCAGATGATTATGAAACAGACAGTAGAAGAAGCGGCAAAAAAATATTCCAATGATTGCAGAAACAGGCAGCTTCATTGTGAACCATACTGCATTGTTGACTTTATTTCTGGTGCCGAATGGCAGTCGAAGCAATCACCGTGGATAAGCGTAGAGGATGCAATACCTAACGAACAGGCAAAAGGCATGTGTCAAGTGAAATATGTTGATGGTAGTATTGATGAAATGGCAATGCGAAAAGTGAATAAATGGATATCCCCCTACATCAAGACTGGATATGTTACTCATTGGAAACCTATCCCCTCATTCGATGAGATACTCGAAGCAAACAAGGATGTACTGGAACGGATTAAGGAGAAAGGAGATTGAATAATGTCAAGAGGAGAAATATTAAAGCTATCAGATTTGAAAGACATGCACGGCTCTATTACTTTGGAATATACCGGGATTCTTTATGCTGGTGTAGATAGGGAAAAGAAGCTCCGTGAATTGGCAAAAGTTAATCCGCAGGAGTATTGTCTTGCATTGGGTGTGAATGATGATAGTGAAATTTTCAAAGACATTTCGTCGGGTTCCTTAGTGTCTCCGATGAAATTTTTTAAAAGACTGAAAGGAGAATAACTATGGGATTTACAACACCGTGCTTCATACGAAAGAATACTCCGGAGCTTCAAGAAAAACTAAAAAATATTGGTTATCTCTCTCTTGATAATGACAATGATAAAAGAGATGGTCTTGTTGCTGATAGGAACGGTTTTATGTATTCTATTTTAGAGAAAAATTTAATTAGCAGTACATATAATTGCGGAACTAATGAGGGACTTTTCTTGGCTATCGCCGCATTGAGAGATGATACAGACGATTACCAATGTTTTACGGATGGTAAGGATTGGTTCTTTTGCCAATATTTGAAAGTAGGAATGCACTACCAAGACAAACCGGAAATACTATTTGATAAGTGGCATAAAGCTTCCGTGAACGAACTGATTGAACACTTTAAACAAGAATAATATGAGAAAGTATAGAATTGAGAACTATGGCATTTATAAGAACATCTTTGATGTACAAATGAATACTTGGTGGTGCGGATGGATTACGATAAAAACATTCGTAGCAAATGATATTTGTACTGATAGTATTGATTATGCAAAAGCTTGCGCACAAGAACTATTAGATAAATTAAGGGAGGAACTACCATGAATGAAATAACTATTAGACAATGGTATGATACCTTTAAATCGGGTGAAGAATTGGTCGAAGTTCGTATAGTAGACAATGCTTATAAACGAACCTATTCTGGCTACTTTACTGATGTAAATACCCTGCTCAATGAAATTAGGAAGTATGACAACTGTAACATCTACTTCACATTGAATGCCATCAATCCAGCATGTTATGACAGAGAGCAGCATGATAGGATTGTTACTAAACCTAAGTCAACGACTTCTGACAATGACATTGTTGGAAGAGATTGGATATTGATAGACATAGATACTAAAAAGCCATCAGACACAAACTCAACTGATGAAGAAAAGGAGATGGCGAAAGAAGTAGTCAACAATGTATTCAAGTTCCTACGGGATGAAGGTTTTGAAAAACCAGTAGTATGCGATAGTGGAAATGGCTTCCATCTGCTGTACAAAATAGCTATGAAGAACAGCAATGAGAACACTACAATCTGTAAAGAGTTCCTGCAAGTTCTTGATATGCTATTCTCTAATCCGAATGTAGAAATAGATTGTACTACACATAATGCAAGCCGGGTATGCAAGCTTTATGGTACATTTAGCCGAAAGGGAAGTAACACCAAGAAGCGTCCTCAAAGGGAAAGTAAGATACTAAGAATACCAGATGAAATTAAAATAACTCCAAACGAATACTTTGCCAAAGTTGCTGCCATGCTCCCGAAGCCAGAACAACCGAGCAAAAGCAATTACTACAGCAATGAGAAGTTTGACTTAGAAGCATTTCTGAATAAACACCACATTGCAGTGAGAAACATTGTAAGGACATCATCGTTCACAAAGTACATACTTGAAGAATGCCCGTTCAATAGTTCACACCGTGCACCGGATTCAGCAATCTTTGAGATGTCTAATGGAGGACTTGGTTTTAAGTGCCTGCATTCAAGTTGTTCTCAATATACATGGAAAGACTTTCGGTTGAAATTTGAACCAGATGCTTACGACCACAAGGAATACCAAAGGCACGAGCATAAGATGCAATACTACTCTTCCCAAAAGAAAGAACCTTTTGTACCAAAGAAGGAGGATTCTGCTAAAGGAAAGAAGTGGCTGGCTATGACTGATGTTCAGTATGTGGATATGAGTAAGATAGCTTCAATTCCTACGGGATATAAAGAACTTGACAAAAAAATCATTGGACTGTTGCTTGGAGATGTAACTGTATTGTCTGGCGGCTCTGGTGCGGGAAAAAGTAGTTGGATAGATTGTGTTGCTCTGAATGCTATACAAAGAGGATATAAAGTAGGAATATGGTCGGGAGAATTGCAAGACTTTAGATTTCAAAGCTGGATAAATCAAATCGCTGCTGGTAAAAATTATGTATGCAAAAGGGAGGGCTTTGAAAACTACTACTATGCTCCTAAAAATATTTCCAATCAGATAAGTAATTGGTTAGAAGGCAAACTATTCCTTTATAACAATAATTATGGAAGTAAATGGCAACAACTGTTTGCTGATGTAAAAGAGCTTGTAGACAAAGAAGGTGTACAGCTTATTGTTCTTGATAACTTGATGGCATTGCAGATTGACAACTATGAAGGTGATAAATATACCCAGCAAACTAAGTTCATCAATGACTTAAAAGAATATGCTAAAGCTAAGAATGTGCATGTGCTGTTAGTATGCCATCCAAGAAAAGAAGGTATATTTCTACGAAAAGAAAGCATATCCGGCACAGCAGATTTAACTAACTTGGCTGATTCTGTATTCATCATACATCGAATAGGAAAAGACTTTGAGCAGAGGGCAGGGGAGTTTTTCGGTAAGGACAAAGTTCTCCCATATCTAAAGTATAACTCTGTAATTGAGGTCTGCAAGAACCGAAGCATGGGAGTGATAGACTTATTGGTAGGCATGTACTATGAGGTCGAATCCCGTAGACTAAAGAACGAAATATCGGAAAACATTGTCTATGGCTGGCAGGAGCAACCAGCACAATTGACATTTGAACCGACACCCGAATCTGATGTTTCTGACTTACAAGACATATATGACAATATGAGCAATCAATTACCGTTTGGTAGCGAATTGCAGGAATTACCTTTTTGATATGAACGAACAAGAAATTACAAACTATGTACTATCTCTTATTCCAAAGGAAGAAAAAGATAGGGTTTTCAAGCAGGAGTATTGTGCTATAGGAACAGATTTTATAGGCTTTATGGAAACATATTACTATCTATCAAAAATCATACCTAAAGAATATACTGTCTATGATTTTGGTTGTGCCTATAATCCACAATGCTATTTATTTCAAGACCATGCAAAATTTATTGCTGTCAATCCAGAAGAAATAGATGGCAAAGAAGTATTTAAAGCACCTAACTGTGATTTCTACAGAATGACTACTAAGCAATTCTTAGAAGATATATATGAAAAGAAAGAAAAAGAGTTCGCCATCTGCAATTATGTTCCTAATTGGCACAAGGAGAGAAGCATAGATTTGGTAAAACTGAACTTTCAGAATTGTTATACCTTTTATCCAAGTTAGTTGTGGAAAATAAAATCGAATTTACGAAAATAGAGCAGTATTTACCGAAAGAAGGCGAAGAAGTTCTATTCCTCTGCGAAAATAATATGATTTTTCACGGGGAATATCTATTAGGTAATTGGTTCATGTATTCACCGGAATATAGTAGCAAAATAATAAGCACTATCTGCCGATTCAGAGTAGTCGGGTGGGTAGGAATAAATAACTTTAGTTTTTAATCAATTAAAAGAATTAATCATGTTAGTACAATTAATGGAAGCAAAAGTTTCTTACGTTAAAATCAACGAAAGAGGCAAGCAAAAGAGAGTAACAGAAAAGTATCTTGTAAACGCTATGAGTTGCACGGAATGCGAAAAGCTGATGAATGAAGAACTGTCTATCTACCAAGCAGAAGAGTTTTCAGTTCTTGCAGTTGGACGGACGAACTTCCAAGAATTTTTGGGAGATAAGGACAAGGAGGACAAGAAGCTGTTTATGGTAAAGCTCAACTACATTACTCTGAATGACGATGGTGACGAGAAGAAGACACCTTGCATGTTGATTGTTGAAGCTGATACAACAGAAGAGGCAACAAACACTGTCAAAGAAGCTATGTCCGCTTCAATGGCTGATTGGAGAATCGAACGAGTTGTTGAATCTAACTATGTGGATATTGTGAACTTGTAGTTTGTAATCTCGTTTATTTTAAGTCGAAAGGGAGGGAGTAACAATCGTGCTTTCTCTCTTTCTTTTAACACAATTACGACCTCTTTTTTTTGGAACTTTCCAAAATTTCAGCTACTTTTGTCACTGTAATCAAAACCAAATTTACAATGAAGATAAAATTTAAGAAGCTGGATAAATCAGTTCCTTCACCATTCAAGAAATACCCATCTGACTTTTGCTGGGACTTATACGCTACTTCATGCGAGAAAATTGCACCTAACGTTTATAAGTATGGATTAGGCATTGCGATAGAAATGGAAAGAGATTGGGAAACTATATTGAAAGGTTCTACTATAGATATGGGATTGAACACGGATATAGATTTATCCAAGTGCCCTTTTCATTTGTCGCTTGACCTTAGACCGAGAAGCAGCGTATGGAAAACTGGTATGGTCTTATCCAACTGTGAGGGAACTATTGATGAACTTTACCGTGGTGAGATGTCAGCTGTATTTTATCATGTTATGCCCTCCATGCCAAAGTACGAAGTAGGAAAAAGAATAGTCCAAGCTAAGATAGGCATTACCTTACCAATCGAATGGGAGGAAGTGAAAGAGCTTTCTGATACCGACAGAGGTGCTAACGGATATGGTAGTACGGGACAAAAATAAGAACCATTATGGAAAAGTGGATAAGCGTAAAAGAATACGCAAGGAGAATTGGCAAGACTACTTCGGCTGTCTATTATATGATAGCTAAGAATAAAGTCGAAGCCCGTCACTTTGCCTATGGAAATAAAAAAGGTCACTTAATAAAAGTAGAAGATGGTGAAGATAAAAGTGAATGTGAAGACGAAGAACGATAGTATTCCGTCTGACACTACGAAGAGAAAGATGCCAGTTATCACAAATCCTAAGATACGTAGAACTCCTCGTAGAGATGATACTAATGTTGGTGATATACGTGTTAAAGTTAAATTTCAAAAAGATACGGTTAAAGCATCTCCGACTTTAGAGAACCCAGATGTTATTATTGAACCACGTCATAATGAAACACCAGTTGGAAATATTAAGTTTAGAGAAAAGAATGATTCTATACGAAATGATACAGTTGTTGTTAAGATAAAGAGAAAGTAATGAATAGTTTATATCCTATATTAAGAAAAGTATTAGTTCAAGTAACTAAGATTGCCACAACAGTATTATTACTGATTGTGTTAATTGACTACTTTGAAAAACTTATAGCATTTAAGTTTGAAAGTGTGTATGAGGGTACAGATGGATATTACTATCTTTATACTCCTATATCATTTACCATTGCAGAGTATATTCAAATCTCATTCATTACTTCTCTATTCTTGCTCATTCTTAGTATTCCATTAAGATTTTGTTGGAGGCATCAAATTGGCATTGTTTACCTTTTAATTCTTTGCGTCCAAAGAAACTTCAATGATGTCTTATTCACATCGAATTCCGCGTTTCTGACTATCTGCTACACTAACATAGCAGTCATTCTCGTTATCCTATTCTTAGGCATTCAGCAATTCTTTAGAGACATTAAATCGGGACAGCATTAGGTTGCTGCCCCACAAATTATATGTAGCTATGGGAACTAAGGATAAACTACAACAACTTTGCAGAAAGTATCTGAAAAAGTTGTACCGGAAAGCGAGAGATATCGGTCTTGATGAATTTGTCGAAAGGACTATTACCGAAAACGAAAATGGACGATGCACAGCCACAGTAGAACAAGTCAATATGCTGGCTTCTCTATGTGGGGATGATAGAATAAAAAGGGAGGAAATTCCCAACTTGCTTGGTCTGTCATACCGGAAGTGCAACGAACAAAAGATTTTCAAGAGAATACGTAAATTTAAAGACAAAGGTATCTACTCCAAAGTGGATGCTATAATTTTAAAAGACAAAATGATATGAAGAAGAAAATTAGACACAATTTCAACAAAGGGATTAAGCTGCATTTAGCTTGTGCAAATAACCTTATCAGACCAGTAATGAATTGCATATATTTCAAAGATGGATATGCAATTGCCTCCAACGGAATGATATTAATTTAAGCTTGCCTAAATGAGATTTGCAACTTTAGCGAAGAAGAGAAGGAATTACTGGAAGGTAAACTAATTAGTGCAAAGAACTTTAAGGAAATCATCAAGCATACTATTATTGAGATTGAAGAAGATGGTTTCCACGCTATATATGACGATTGGGACATAAAGTATAAGTTTGCAACTGGAGACATGAAATATCCCAATTATAACGAAGTTATAAGTCAATTCAAACCGGGATTTGCGGAAAAGGTACTTATTGACCCACTTAACATTGAATTGATAGCCGATGCTTTGAATGAAAGGAGAGGCATAAGATTTCATTTCCCTAAAGATGATAGCAAAGGAATTAAGATTACATTTTTCGACAAAGAGTTATCTCTATCCGAAGCTCTTCTAATGCCTAAACTTGACTATTGATATGACGGAGCAAGAATACAAGGACTTGGCAAATAGTCAACCAAAGTATTACTATGAACCAAGAGGAAGAGAGTGGGCTTTATATGAGCGAGAAAAGGACGGCATGGGAGGGACTAAGATATTTGAGCATTGGGACAGAGAAGTTGTCCGTAAGCGATGCTATGAACTAAATGGCTGGGATTATAAACCGGGCAATTATATAGGGCAGTTATATACAAAATAACACTTAAATAAAGTAAAACATTTGCTTTTTAGTTTATAATATCTTATCTTTGTACTGAACTAAAGACGCATATATGTTGAAAGCCTATAAATATAGATTGAAGCCTACTAAGGAGCAGAGGATATTCTTTGAGAAGTCCTTTGGAAGCGTACGCTTTATCTATAATTGGGCTTTGGCAAAGCGGATAGAAGCCTATCAGAGCGAAGGGAAACGGATAAATGCGGTTGACCTATGTAAGATGCTTACCGACTTGAAGAAAGAGGAAGGCATGGAGTGGCTGAAAGAAGTAAGCAACGAATGCTTACAGCAGTCAATCAGAAATTTAGATAGTGCATTTACAAGATTCTTCCGTGAGAAGAAAGGCTTCCCTAAATTCAAGTCCAAACATAAGAGCAGAGCAGTATATAAAGCCATTAACTCGGTAGAAGTAGACCTGGATAACAACCGGATTAAACTTCCTAAAATTGGATGGGTGAAGCTATCTGAGAATAGAAAGTTTGAAGGAGATGTAAGGTCTGTCACGGTATCTAAAACCAAGACAGATAAATACTATGTCAGTGTATTTGTTGAGGATGGGAAAGAAATTCCATCTAAAGAACCAATAACTTATGAGGGTACAATCGGGATAGATGTAGGAATAAAGGACTTTGCAGTATGTTCCAATGGGGACGTATTTCAAAACCCTAAATATCTTGAAAAAGCTACTGACCGATTGAATATAATCCAAAAGCGTTTCAGTAAATCTAAGAAGGGAGGAAACAGACATGAAAGACTTAGAAAGCAGTTAGCAAGACAATACGAGAAAGTAACCAACCAACGGACAGACTTCTTACACAAAGTAAGTACAAAGCTCGTTCGCGAAAACCAAGCGATAATCATAGAGGACTTGAACATTAGCGGCATGATGAAAAATCACAAGCTTGCACGTTCAATAGGCTCTGTTGGTTGGGCTACTTTCTTCTCCATGCTTGAATACAAGTGTGAATGGTACGGAAAGACTTTAATTCGCATAGGTCGCTTTGAACCGTCTTCAAAGATGTGTGAGTGCGGATATATAAATAGAGAACTTAAACTTTCCGACCGTAAGTGGACTTGTCCCAAGTGTGGAACTACAAATGACAGAGATTTACTTGCAGCCCGAAACATCAAACGCTTTGGACTGCAAGCACAGAATTTATTAACCCAACCGCTGGCGCAGCGGGGATTGGACGGTGAGAACCCAACTATGGACGACCGGGGCGCAAGCTCCCTAAGAAGTAGTGGCTCGGTGAAACGTCAAGTTGTTCAAGTGTAAACTTGAATATAAGCGCTTAGCCTATGCTACAGAAGATGTGCAGAAAGTATCTAAAAAGACTTCTCCCGGCTGCAAAGGAAGTAGGGTTGGAAGAGTTTGTAGTTACTACCATAGATAAAAACAAGTCGGGTACTTGTGTAGCCACCAGACAGCAGGTCGATATGCTTGCCTCAATGTGTGAAGATAATCGGGTTAAACGTGAAGAAATACCAAATATTGTAGGTAAGTCATACCGATTCTGTCTGACTGGTAATCTTTTCAAGAGAATACGTAAATTCAAAGACAAAGGTATCTACTCCAAAGTGGATGCTATAATTCTAAAAGACAAATTATATAGGACTGACACTTAAATGCTTATCTTTGTACATGCAGCGAGTAGAGCGACATATAGCAATAGGCAACAAGCGGTTGGATGAACTTTGCTTTTTATCCAAGAACTTGTACAACTACGTAAACTATCTTATTAGACAAGAGTTTACGCAGAATAAGAAGCTTTTGTCGGAATATGAAGTTACTACCATGCTCGCTAAAGATAAACAAGTGGACTATATAGCTTTACCTTCACAGACAAGCCAGCAGATTATAAAGATACTTTTCAAGAACTGGAAGGCATTCTTTAAACTCTGCAAGTTGAAGGACAAACTGAAATCCCGTCCCAAGCTTCCCAAATACAAGCACAAGACAAAGGGACGCAATATTGTGGTATTTACCAACCAGCAGTGTAAGTTGAAGGACGGATATATTCATTTCCCGAAACGTGCCGGGATAGAACCAATAAGAACCAAAGTGGATAACTTGTGCCAAGTGAGGATAATCCCACAGTGCAGTTGCCACATAATAGAAGTAGTTTATGAAAAAGAGAAAGAAGAAGCCACCGAATTAGACGATACGGCTTATCTAAGTATTGACTTAGGACTTGACAATCTCGCCACATCATTTGACCCACAACGCAACCGTTGTTTTGTCATTAATGGCAGACCGCTAAAGTCCATGAACCAATTCTTTAATAAGCGTAGGGCTTTCCTAATGAGTTTGATAGGTAGCAGGGGGACGAGCAGACGTATCGGACGATTAACTCTAAAGAGAAACTGTAAAATACACGACTATATGCACAAAGCTTCAAGATTCATAGTCAACTATTGCAAGGATAACCACATTGGGAATATTGTGATAGGAAACAACAAAGATTGGAAGCAGAACTGTAACATGGGTAAGGTGAACAATCAGAATTTTGTGAGTATTCCCTTTGAGAAGCTAATCTCCATGATACAGTACAAGTGCGAGGAAGTTGGGATTAAGGTTATAGTCACGGAAGAGAGCTATACCTCCAAGACCGACCACTATTCTGACGAAGCCATGTGCCACCACGAGAACTATATGGGAAAGCGTATAAAGAGAGGTCTATTCCGTAGCGCATCGGGCAAACTGATAAACGCTGACCTAAACGGAGCGATAGGAATTTTAAGAAAAGTAGTCGGTGAACGCCTTTGGCAAATAGCTGATAGAGGTGGAGTGGCAACACCATCAAGAATACAATTTGTGTGGACTTGTAAATAAGTGCCATATACTGTTTACCGCATATGAGAAAAGATGAAGAGAGTGTATCTTTTAGAGTGGTTGAAAAGGAACATATTAGTACTGTTCAAGACTGCAAAGTGGCAGTTGAAGTAACCGAAAAAAAGGCTATTGAAGCGGCAAAGGAAATGATAGTAGATATATTTAATGAAGTACACGGTGTCAATCAGACTATGTACTTGGAGGACTTTGTGGCAAGACTTAAAAAATAAAAGATGGCAGTGAAGTTTAGACATAAAGAAACTGGCTTGTTTTGGTGTAGGGCAAAAGGTCGTTCTCCTTCAATAAGGGAATATAATGAACTGGGGGAAGAAAAGGTCTAATTATGGACTAAAATTAGTAACAGCTAAAGAATAATAACATGATAATAGATACCGAATTTAATGTAGGCGATACAGTGTTCTACCTACAAGGATATACAATATGTACAACTACCATTAGCAGCATAAGCGTTGAATGGTCGTATGCAGATGATAAATTTGTAATGGTATATAAGCTTGCAGATGGTTCTACTTCTTTGAGGAATGATTACCCTAAATGGAACAGACCATTATTTCAATCCCAAGAAGCACTTTTTAATCACTTACTAAAAGAGAATAACTTACACACATGGTTAATGAATGTTAATTACGGGGGGGGGTAATTTCTAAATTTGTATCTTTACGTAAGGTTTAATCAATTAATTTACAATCAAATGGAAATAGCAAGAGATAAGAACAATAACCACATGCAAGCAGTAGTTATAGACACTGCATATAATGTGGAGCAAGGACAAACTCTCAAATTAGGAGAAGGACTTTACCGATTTGCAGCTTATGAAGATACTACCTTCAATATGCCGTTCTTAGACCCTAATCACGAACGACCAGTCTTAGCAGCTATTTATATGCCTGCTGGCAGTGTCGAATACTTTTATGTCTACGATGGCACTCTTTCTGTTGTAGAAGGAAAACTCAATATCATGGGTTCTGACATTCAAACAAATTCATAGCCTATGTTAGTAAATGTTGGTAAACTAATGAGCCATACATCAACTAAGGGAGGGGGAGGAGTTAAGCACCCATTCAATCCTTCTTTAGTTGATGCGTGGTTTATGTCCGGACTTTCTAATAATGATAAGCCTTCTTCTATTCGTGGAGTGAAAGGGAATGAGGTTGTTTTGAAAAACTTTGCATTTACATCAGAAAGCGGATTTGGAGAAGGAAATTACGAGGGTGCGCTGGTATTCGACGGAGTGGATGATTACGGAATCTGTACCGGACTTCCTATTTTGGATGATTATACGGTGATATGCAAAAGAGAGATAATAAATAAGGAAACCGGTTCTGTAGCAAGTAAAAGAACTTCATCCTCTCAATGGGACGGTGCATTTATTTTTGAAAGAAATAATCAGTTAACCAGCTTCGGACAAAATAACTATCGTACAATTCAACAAGACAGTGTGTCTTATATGACAGCTACTTCTTATAATGGAGATATTATAAGTCGTGGCTCATTACAAGATACAGAATATTTGATTTTAGGTGCTGATGGTTTTAATATTGATTTGAATAGAGCACATGAATTCTCCAATTGTGCTATCTACTACTTTGCTCTCTATAACAAGTCTTTGACACCAGAAGAAATCGAGACCGAGAAGGAAAGACTTAATGAAGAATGGTTGAAACGTAAAACTGAATAATATGAAGTGGTTAGTTATACCTATAGAAGAATTGAAACAGTTCGACAAGGATTGGGAAGTCAGAAGAAAGAATGTAGACGAAACAAAAGCTCTTTTGCATGAGAAAATATATAATGAACTTGTACCACAAGTTGAACCATTATCAGAAGAAGGAGAACCGATAGTCTATCCCTATCCACTTCTTGACAATCAAATGATTGAAGCTCTGTTGGAAACTTCTGAATGGTCTAATATAGATGAATAAGGCTATACTTGTAGGATGGATTACTGACATTAGAGAAGTCGGTAGTTATGGGGTAATGGTGAAACTCAAAACTTGCGAAAAGGGTTTTACTACCCAAAAAGGCTATAAGGTAGCTGATAGGATAGATTATCATGTATGCCTTGCAAAAGGAACAATGACACGATACATTCTCGACAACTTCAATGTAGGCAACTTAGTTGAACTTACTGGGAAGATATACAACAAGCTGGAAGAAACCAAACATGGCGATAAGGTTCAGTTAACCAATATCCACATACAGACAATCAATCTGTATTCTCTGAACAACATATCTCCGGTTTCAAAAAGCAATGGTGATACAAAATCTGTAGAAAATCCCGATTCTTTCTTTGAGTAATTGGAATTATTGCTATCTTTGCATCATACAATTAAGATTCAGAGCCTTGTGCGCGTACAAGGTTTTTAAGAAGAGGAATTGGTTCCAACAATTCCTCTTTATTTTTATCCATAAGTTTGGAATAACCAAAGTTTATTGCTACATTTGTGCTACAAACTTTTGGTTCATAATATAACAGCATTTTAAACCCTATTCTTTAGCTTGCGAAAGTGACATTTCTAATTTTCTTGTAGGGAGGGATTAATTTCTCTCCCTTATTTTTTGGAACTTTCCAAAATTTAGCATACCTTTGCCTTATCTTAAAAAAAGAAAATCAATGGAGAAAAAGAACTACTTAGACGATTGCCTCGCAACGCTTCAAATTCCGTCACTCCCTAAAAAAACTTGGGACAAGGTTTCCGAATTTAACAAAGGAATTTGCCTTGTAAGACGGATTGACGGAACAGAAAACTATGCAATTTGTCGGTACAATAAAGAGAAGGACGAAGCTGTCAAAGTCGTTAAAGATTTCTGCTTGGCGACATTTACAGAAATTCTTGAATGTTATCCAATTCCCGACTTTGTGGAAGCTGACATTGAAAGCATGGACTTGGACGAAGCTAATAAGATGGCAATGGAAGAGTTGCTGGAAGAACGCCAAGAAGCTATCATGGAAGATGTCAAAGTTGAGGAGGAGAAATTGCCGGAGTGGATATACCCATTCATCAGTAACCGAGAAGAAGCTCTTGCATTCCTTAAAAGTAAGAGAATAAGAAACGCTCATTCTCTGAAATCTGACGAGGCTGTCAAAACTAAATTGTATTTAGTTTACGAGGACGAAAAAAAGAAAAATAAATAACAGCATTTATATATAAAGTATTACTTAGCTTTTATAAATAAATGCTAATGTAGCGAAAACCAAGCTACGCAGAGTGATTTAAAATAGTATTAACCCAACCGATGGCGCAGCGGGGATTGGACGGTGAGAGCCCAACTATGGACGACCGGAGCGCAAGCTCCCTAAGAAGTAGCGGTTCGATGAAACGTCAAGTTGTTCAAGTATAAGCTTGGATATAAACGCCTAACCCAAAGTGATATATGGATATTTCAAAAATGAGCAAGGCACAGCTTGTAAAACTTATAGGTACTTCCTATGTATTTGTGCCAAAGACCAAAGGACACATGTATTGCAGACTGGACGATAGAGGAATTTCTATTGCGGTTACTGACGATTACTCAGTTGTGTCTACCAACTTCCATAGAAACGTATTTACCAATGTAGTAAGTGGCGGTTATTCTAATCCTTATCTGTGGCTTAGAACATTCTGTGAGTGCATCGAAGCAAACAAAGAATTTGGAGAAGTTAAGGACAAGAATGGGAATGTACAAGGTTTCAGCTTCTCTCAACTGATGGAACATGCTGACGAAATGCCGGAAGAGATTGTTAAGGTATTGCAGCATACAGAGCGATGGATTTATACGCTTTCCGAGCCAGCCTTTGCCGTTGGAGGAGATACATTGCAAGTTACCAATGTGATGTGTATGTACTTCTCGTACTTGGCAAAAAGCAACACCATGCTCATGCCTGCACCTTCCGATATTTCTCGCAACGAATTTTATCAAAGGTATATTGAGGTTATCCGCTATCTTTCTCTTGAAACAACGCTTGATGAAGAAAAGGTAAAAGATTTGAAGGAACAAATCTGCAACATCGAACGTGAGGCAATGAACAAGATTGAGATGCTGATTAAGGATAACGGTGGTGAGTTTAAGCAATCCATTGCCATTCCTAAAAGAGAAGTTGATGAAGGAGAAGCCTTAACCGAAATGAAGAATGATAAGTTGGAGTAATTTTGTCGCGGTCGTAATAGGCATTGCATTCATATACTGGCTACGTAAGATAAGCGATTATGGAAATCCATTTATAGCTGCCTTTATGAGCATATTATGGTTTTTCTCTCTAATCATATTCTACGCGATTTGGGGAGGAATATTTTGGTGGTAGCATGAAAATACATGAATTTAATCTAACTCCTTATCCAAGAAAATTATGGGTAATTAAGAAATGGACGGAGAAGGAACTAAAAGAAGCTTTCTGTAGATACGATGGTGGCGAAGTAGATTGGGACTTGGATGATAATGAAAACCTAATTGAAGCAAAGGTTATATCAAAAGTTCAATTTAAAGAATCAGAATATTTAGGTATAGTTGTATTATTAAAGCCTAATGTAAAGAATAAGATATTAGCCCATGAATCGGGGCACATAGCTTTATCCTTATTTGACGAAATTGATTCATATGCTAATCCGAACGACCAAGAACCCTTTTGCTATTTACTCGGATATATTTATGATTGCTTAGAACAAGTTAAACGAAATAAGTTTAAAGATGAATAAGATAGAAAGATTTAAAGAGATAGTTGCTGAAATGGCAACGCTCTACGAAAATAAGAACAAAGATTATGGCGATTCATTCGGCAAGTCTATCAAAGAACATGGCAATATAGCTGGCATTGTTCGCATGGAAGATAAGTTTAACCGATTGAAGTCATTGCTTAATAGTAATGAGAAGCCTAATTATGAATCGGTGTCTGATACGCTGACTGACCTTGCAAACTACGCCATTATGATGCGTATCGAACTTGAAGGTAAAGAAGGTACTACTCAAAAGGCTACTCAATTTGAATGTAAGGTAGATGCAGACCTATCATCTCTTGTCGGTAAAATCATGACTTGCCCACACAAAAGTCTGTCAGAGGACGGAGCAGAGGAAATAAATAAAGCTTTGCGCCAGATATTGGCAGATTTAGAAGAAACAGAGAGAATCTTTAAAGAACCTTTTGAAGATTCAGATATAATCAAAGAAAAGATATTAAAGTCTTTAGCTAATAGGTTCAAAGAAATTGCCGATGATATATTTTGTACAATAAAATTCTAAAGTGGTCGAATTTGGCTACTTAAAAATACCGTCTGTGAAGATAGTTTAGATTGATTTTCAATTTTTCATTAAGAGTGATTTTAATATTCTTATACCCTTCTTGCTTGTGAAAGTAGGAAGGTTTTTTGGAACTTTCACAGATTTAAGCTACATTTGTAGCGAAGTCTAAACTTAAATATTTAACGAAATGGCTGGAACAACTTTTACCAACAAGCGACTTTCCTATCATGTGTCTAACACAACTGGCACTATCACATTGGAAGGTGACGCTACAATCAACTCACAATCATTGATTGATTCATTCAATGGTAGTGTAAACTCTACTACCGGACAGTACGGCAACTTCTCTTACTCTGAATCCGATGGGGGACAAGTAAACAGAAGCTACAACGGCTCAAAGGAAATCGAAGTAGAGGCTTGTGACCTTATTGATTCTGTAATTGAAGACATCAAAGCAGAAGCATTGAAATAATGGTTAATTACGAGCAGACAAAGAGCTTGATGAAGTCAAGAGGGGTAGATAACCTCTCTCCTCTTGACTTCTCTTTTTCACTGATGGTAGCTATTGGTATCAATGAGATACAATCTTATATGGTTACTATCAGAGGGAAAGAGTACGAAAAGAAAACCGAAGAACAAATACCTAAGTTCCGTGAAAGATGTAGCTTGGAGGTTACAGACTATCTTGAACGGACAGATATTAAAGAAACTATAAGGTTTCTTAGGACAGAGCACGATAGGAATATCAAAGATACTGCCTTGCAGCTTGAAGATATTGACTTCAACGCAGAAGACTTAAGAAAGATATTGGCGAAGTTCTTGAAAGAGAAATACAAGGACATTGACGCAGCCGATGCAAAGGACTTGCTCAACGCCATCAAAATATACGTGGATAAGTTCGGAGATTCCGGAGAGGATGGGGTTGCCAAGTTCAACCGACACTTTATCCAAGTCTATCCTCCATATAATGCTGTATGCCCCAACTGCGGGAAAGAAATTGACCTTCCTCGTGGTGTCAATTCTAAATGCAAGCATTGCGACCATCAGTTTGTATGGAGTGAAGAAAAGGAAAGATATTATTAATGACACTCATATACAAAGTGATGTATATAATTGCCATTGATTTGTTTAATCTCATATTTGATAGTGTTAGTAGACGGCATCGGTCTGTGAAGATAGATGCTTTTTAGTAGAAACATTTTAAAACAACATAATAATGAAAACATCTAAAATTGTAAGCGTTTATAAAACAATGAACGACAGCAAACTCACTAAGATGGAGGATGCTGACAAGTTTAAAGTTATTAAAGCATTGAGAGCCATTAAGCCAATCAGTGAAGGCTATGAGGAATTTGTCAAGCTGACACATGAAAAGCTGAAAGACGATAAAATGGAAGAGATGCAGAAGAAAGCCCAACACTGGCAGGAAATGCAATCACAAGGGAAGGAAGTCGAATATTCTTTTGAGGAGCGCAAGGAACTCAATGAGTATTTTCAGAACTTCAACAATACCATTGAGAAGCTGATGAAGGAAGAGGGCGACAAAGAAAACGAACTCACCTATGACAAGTTAAGTGAGGACGCTTTCGGAAAGTACATCGCTTCCAACGACTTTAATGTAAGTACCATCATGGACTTGCAGGAAGTTCTTGTAGGAGAATAGTATTTGTTGCATATTACATAGTTTATTTAGAGGTTAGGGGGAGCTTGTGAAAGTTCCCCTTTTCTATTGTTACGTTGTTGGTAGTAGAAGCACTACGGAATCTGTATATCTCGATGAATCAAGAGTAACCCAGACCTTATAGGATTCGTCTGCTTCTATATCAAATATCTTTCTAATAACTGTGTATGTTTCACCAGCAGCCACAGTGAATGTTCCTAACTCTAATTTTGTTTCACCAAGCATCAGTGGGTCAAACAAGTCATATTTAGCGAAGCGAACCCACAGCCAATTATTAGTAAAGGTCTTGCTTGAACTTGTCGGGTTCTTGACTTGAACAGTCACGGTCAATGTAGTTGCAATCATTCCAATACCAGCATTGATGATGATATTATATGTGGTACTTACTACTTGTATCTCGGCAACCTTAGTATTAGGCAAAGTGAAATAGCCAGCAGCCTTATCCGTGTCCAGTATGCCAAGCTTTACAGTAGACAAGAAGGGATAGACATTATATGTGTTTACTGGTAATCCATTTGTAGGCACTTTTACTTGCATTGTCCCCGGACTATCAGCAGTCAGTCGTTGCGACCTTGTTCCTCCTTTCTGAACCATATATACACCAAAGTACATATCCCCTAATGTATAAGCCACGCCCTGCCATACCAATCCACCTATATCACTTAACGATAGACTTCCTTCCATTGAAGACGATGGATTATAAGCTACTGTAGCGTTGAATGTACTTCCGCTTAGATTATCTACTTGCTTTGGAACTGTAAACGAGTGAATTGGTGCCATTGCTTCCGGCATATACCCTTCAAAGTCAAGAAGCCGGAAAGGTGCATTGCTTCCTCCTTGTGGCGGTGAATACTTATATCCATTTGCTCCGTCAGAAGTCATTTTACTTACTATATCCTTATAAGTACCAGCCTGCGCACCGCTTGTATCAATACCACAATTCCCATTACTACTTTTCCACCAATTTGAGTTTGTAAGATTGATATTTTCTGATGGGTATATTACGGGCTTATACTTTGCCCACATATTTGTTTTACCATGAGTATTCTTGCACAAATAACCTAAATCATAACTCGATACACCCAATGCTGTGCGGACATCATCAATACTAACGGGTGCTACGATTTTTCCACTTGATATTGGCATAAATAAACTATTTAGTTCTAAGAGAACTTGGTAACTTGCATTTGTGGATAATTATGTTTACCTTTGTGTAAAAGTTTAAGATACAATGTATTATGAAGAATGATATGAAAAAGAAAATGAGAGTTGTTAACGGCTTCAATGCTGCTACGGGTAGCACAAAGCCATGTTTCTTACCAAGTTCTCTTAGAACTTAATACTTGCGATATGTCAAATAGCGGAGGAAAGATTACAGCACCAGTAAGCATAGACGATGTGCGGACTGTTTTAGGATTATCAAATTATAATCTTGGCTACCTATGTGGAAATACACATGGCAAAATTAACCAATGGGCAAGGTATAAACCCGTCAGATACAATTCTATGACAGCTACAGACGTATGGAAAGGTACAAATGGATTGTGCGGATATGATATATACATATCTTCCAGCGTTCAAAGTGTAGTGGATAGAATAATGGTTCGGAACAACAATTGGAATTATCTTCCACCAACCGGAGGAGATGCTGCACCATATAGACTATTGGATTTTGACAAGTATGATAATAATTGCGTAAAACCTATCAATCTACTGCAAGACAAGAATATTGCGGTAAACTCAACTAATCAATGGACTTCAATTGTAGGAAATCAAAATGCTTATACAAATGACCGAAACTTTAGAATAAGCGATTTAACTATTAATGGAACTTCCGTAGCTAACTGTTATTTCTGTGTTGTATTTGTAAGACCCGAAGACGGGAAACTGATAGCTGGTTCTTGCTCCCAATATCCGATAGGGACAGCATATAATAACAGCGTAATTACAAGTGCTTCTAATCCGTGGAGGACACCTATAACTTCGGGCTTGGGAGATATATTTAATACTGGCGATGGATATAGAATGTGTTGTCTTATCTCTACAGTCAAAAGAGCCGCTTGGGTAACTTTTTCTAAAGGTGAATCATGGTCGGGAGGAGGATATTATGCTGATACCCCCATTTACGATGCAAGCTTTTCTATATTTGGATATAAGGATTATGGTATATATGTTGAAGCATATTATACAACTTCAAATGCTACCAGAAATGGAATTGAATTTGAGGTATTTGGAAATAACACTACATCAAGTTCAGTAGATTTAGGTTCAATTCAATTAGACTTATATCAATATGACGAACGGGGAGATGATGAATATGGCTTCTTGGCAATGCCTAAGATTGCATATAGTCCATCTGTTATAATACCAGCCAATTCAAAAGATTACGAAACTCGAATTGGTGGTAGCCTAAGTTCAAATCAAATTGCAGGATGGCATAAAGATAACATATATTATATAAAAACTACGGGTAGTAGCTCAATGGTAGGCTCATTCTATACAAGAGTTTATGATAGATAATAATGGTGGATATGAAAAAGAAAGTAGATTTATTGATTAAAGGTAACTTATTAGTTATCAACAATATAACTGGGGGGGGGATTTTTAGTACCTCACTTGAACAGTTAGAAGAACATTTTAATGTTAGTGAAGCAGCGATAATTGAAGGGGACTTGAATGTAGAATCTTTCGATTGTCGCTCTTTGTGTGTGGTTGTGCTTGGTGCAGTAGTTGCGAAAGGAGGTAACTATGTCAGTTAATAGTGGAAGATTAATAGCTCCATTAAATATTGGAGTAGATATACCAGCAGCAATAGGTTATTCAAGTACCGATTTAGGAACATTATGTAAAGCAGATTCTATTAATAAATTTGCAAAGTACAAGCCAGTTAGATATGCTAAATTTAGCGAGTTAACTCCATTAGAAAGAAAATCTACAAATTATGGATTGTCTTGTTATGAAGTTTCAGCTTTAGTAACAGAAATGGTAAGTTCAATACCTACTACTGGAAAATGGGGATATACAAAACCTAATGAATATTATAGAGCAACTGACTTTTTAAATGAAGACTATCCTACTAATTTTGGATATAATCATTCAGCAAAAGCTCCTGCTTCTGGATTTAAAAATATAACTATTTATAGTGATGAAATAAATAGTTTGCCTACCTATACATTTAATGCTAAATTTGGAGATAGTTCTTGGGAAGGTATTGGAGATACTTCGGGAATAGAAATCCCATTAAATCAACTTACTATAATAAGTGGAATGCCAATTTCAAATGGTAATTGGAGATTTGGATTAGCAATATATTTTCCACATGAAAACGGAGGTTATATTGTTCAATATGCTTCACATGAGAAAGCTATTACCTCTTTAAGTTCTTCTGCTGATATTTCTAAAATGATTATTAATCTATCATTATCAGATAGAGTAAAACAGTATATAAAATCAGCTATTGATAAGAATGTAAAAACATTAGATGCTATTCCGTTCATAGGCTATAATCTAACTTATGTAACTACTGACCCAGCAGGCAAATACTTCCGTTTCTTAGGAGGAGGAAGAGCTTTTTGTATGCCAGAAGGAGAGAAAATTACTATTAATATAAAAAATGCTTCCGAAGCTTATAATGTAAAAGTTACTGGTGGATATGTAATGTATTATAATATCGATGCAGGAAATAGAGGTTTTGCATTGTATGAAGGTGGAATAAGTACTTGGACTAAACCTAAGAATAGTTATTCTTGTGGTATGACTGTAATATTTGATTTTTCTTATAACTCTACTGGAAAATTATTAAATGCTTCTAATGTATATTTAGGATTAGAACCTGTTTATATTAATCAAGCTGGCTCTATTGAAATGATGAAAAATGGGACATGGACTGCTGTAACATCTGTTGCAAGTGCTGGAACTTATAGAATAACAGCAAGAGAGAGCTATACGGGAGGAACAAGAACTGCTTTATCTACACTCTTAAATAATTTACCTTCTTATACTACTACTAATAATATTCAACCAGTATTAGGAATATGGGTTAGATTTGGAGTAAATGGGGTAAATGTTGATAAAAAAGGAGCTTCCATAACAGTTAGAATGTTAGACCCATTATAAATCTTGCTCATATCAATAAGTTTTCGTATATTTGCAATAGATATAGAACTTAACTTGATAGGTTACATGATTTTTTTATTCATTTTTAAAGCATCTGCTGCGAAGTAGGTGCTTTTTTATTAGTTAAAGATAGGTATTCTCGTCTATACGGTGCATAGTCAAAGTACCCATAATATAGTTCCTACCAGTAGGGCGATTAACTATTATAGTTGTAGGTTCATAAGAATCTAAACATACAAACTTACTTTCTGCACCAGCATATTCAGATTTGATAGTCACTTGATGACTTGTCATATAACTAATGAAGTTCTTGTGAACCGTACGAACATCAACCGTACTATCGTGGAAATCATCTATGATAAACGAAATCTCTACATCGGGATTTTCGTAGCACACTTTATCCGGTACGAAGACATCTTCCTTGTTGCTGTTAATCCAAGAAGCCGTATAGATATTCTTGGGTTCTCCTTGTGCAAGAAAGCCGTCCATCTTCAATATACGAAGACCTTTCCATTTGACTGTAAAGTCAGTATAGTTTTCGATACCAGCTTTTACGAAATATATGTTTGCTCCTATCATTACAGTCTTAAATCTTTAGTGAACATTTTTACTTTACCATCATTCTCTAAAACCTTCACTTCACATTTGGGAGAATACATATAGACTACAACATTACTGTGTACGTCTACATAGTCAATAGTCAAAACACTTTCATCAAACAGATAAATACGTATGGTATTAAATCCGTCCAATTCCAAGTGAACATTAGACTTATTGGATATATATATAGTTGGGCATTTAGTTTCTTGTACCGATATGCGGCTATCACATTGGACGAAGTGAGAAACGTCCTCTTTTAAGGTTATATAATCGTGATTATCTACCCACATAGAGTAAGTATAACCATCAACTCCATCAACATCATTAAAGGTGTGCTTTCCGTTTATATAGTCAGCAAACTCCCTTTTTAAAAAGTCAACGGACATTCCCCAGCCTTCATACATTGAAGTTGCCATATATGGAATACTCTGTTGCTGCAAGGCAAGCTGCATCAGCTTCTCTCTATCCTCCTTGCAGGCTTTCCACTCTTTGTTGTACTCGCTACACAAGTCCCGTAACAAAGAGTTTTTGTAAAAGTATAGTAAGTTATGCTCCATCATTCTTCTTTAAACAAGGAAACTATAAAATCACGTCCAGCACCCGTCCACCTTCTATCATAAATAATGCGTCCGTTATCTAATACAGTTTGCTTAACAGAAGTGTAACCTAAGTCGGCATACTTGGCATATAATAGCCATGTACCGTTTTGCTTAAACTGAACTTCCATCTTAGCTAACCGATTGTTAAGTTCTATTGCAGACCTCAAACCAACTTCCTTTGCAATCTCGCCAGCAGTATAAGTTTTAGAATCATGCACCAAGCGTTTAACATTGTCTTGTGCCTCCTTAGCTTCAAGTAACGCCTGCTGTTTTGCTTCATACTCCAAAGCCCATGCTCTTGCGGCTTCTGCCGGATTATTGAAGTTAGGCAATGTGATACCGGAAACAGCCTTCTCCTCACATGTAATGAAATACTTTCTTGCCTGCTTTCCTCGTTCATTGTTTTCAAGCATTGACAACTCCTTAGCCATTCCAATTGACAGTGCATATTCTATTTTACTAACTTGCTGATTATCAGTCTTCATAAAATTATGATGTCTGATATTCAATAAGTTACCTTGATAGTCAAAGCAAAGTACTTCAAAATCTTTTCCTTCCTCAAAATCATATCTACTGATTCTCCCTTTTATCCAATCAGCAAATTGTTGCTTGCTTTCAAGAAAAGCATGTAAATCACGTGCGTTAACCGCTTTTTGTCCGTTGTTCTCTTTAATAGGAATCAATATTCCTAAATCATTATTTTCTTTCATATTTACGATGTTTATACGGTATTAATAATAGTGAGGGAGAAGTGCACCGTAACCACTTTCAACAAAGGAGCGACCTTTATCTATCTCCCTCACTACAAATATACTAATTAATCGGGTAATATCCTAACATTTACACCATTTCCTGCGGCAGTAGAAATATTTACCGTCCAAACTTGAATGGCTTGAAGTATCTGATAACTACTTCGCATTTGAAGCAACATCTGCGACATCGTTCCTGCATTGACATTAGTCATATCCCATATACCTTGCAGAATAGTAGTTTGTTGGAACACTTGCCCACTAACCATATTTAAATAAGCTTCAATAGCCCCAGCAGTTTCTTCACTCACTGAGGCGATTCCTTTCTGTAATGAAGAGAGGGCTGCATCTTTCACTCCACTACCGAACTCTATACCAAGCTGACCCATCAAGTTCTTTAAGTCCTCGTTTATCAAAGGAATTAGCTCTTTACCCAAGTCAGCTATCTGTTTGGCTTCTTCGGTGGTAATACCTACACCGCCAGCAGAGTTTTCTTCGGTAAATCTCTGAACCATAGCAAACATACTCTTCAACCGTTGTCCGACAATCTCAGAAGCAAGCGACTTGACAATCATATTTGTTATTAAATCATCAAAGCTTTCTTCCAAGTTTGCCATTGTATCAGTTCCTTCCTTCCAAGCTGAAATCCAAGAATCGGCAAAGCTTTCTGCGGCAGACTTCACATCTGTACCGAGCAAATTATTTACTATTTCGGTAGTAGCATCATCAATGGCATTCTGTAAGTCGGTAACTTGACCCTCTAATTCTATGATTTTGTCTTGGTCGCGGTTTTTCTTCTTCCGGCTCTTTTCAAGTTGAAGCTGACGTTGAACTTCTGCAAGCTGTGCCTTCTGATTTGCAATAGCTGCCTTCTGCGCTGAAATTTCAGCTTTACCCATCGACTTATCAACAGCACGTTCAAGATTCTTATAAGCGTTCTCTAATTGCTTAACTATTCTCTCACTCTTTTCAACCTCTCTTGTAATTTTCTTGTTCCCGGCATTGAATATGGCTGATACTCCTTTCCAGATACCACCAACAGCCTTTATACCACCGCTAATAAAATTGCCCGACATTATATCTTTAACTCCATCAGCAGCTTGGGCAACTCCTTGTATAGTTTCTCCTACTGTTGAGATAGTATCAGTGACACCTTCCGAAAATCCCATCTGCTCAAATATATTCCCTACAGAACTTACCATCATTCCAAGTTCTTCTATATTAGCTAATAAGTCTTTAAAAGGATTTTCGCTTTCTTTCAGCTTATCTTTTAAGTTTTTAACTTGGTTGGCAAGAGCAGCAAATGGGTTACGAGAATTTACTTCGGTCTTTAAAGCCTTAATCCGTGCTAATAGTTCTTTGTATTGGTCTATTGGCATATTAGCTTTATTAGCCTCTGCAAACTTAGTTATCTCGTCAATCATTTGATTTAAAGAGATAGTACCTATAATACTTAAGTCTTGAAACGACTTCTCCCAAGCATTGGAAGTATTCTTCCATTCCTCAAAAGCTATCTTAGTCTTTTCTTGTTCCGCACCAGTATCAACAGCAAGAGAGAGCTTTGGGGCTTTCTCGTTTATAAAGTTTTGTATTTCTTCAATCTCACTTTCTATCTCTGCTCTTACATTGGGGCTTTCGGTCACAGACAACTGCAATTCCAGCTTTGCCAAATCAGAAGTTGCCTCAGTAACTCTATTGGAGATAGAAGCTTGGTCTTCCAAACGTTTTCTTTCGACCTCTGCTATCTTATCCTCCATTTCAGCGTACTTGTCTGCAATAGACTGGAAGTTCTTGAAATCATCCAATGCAGCTTTCTTGATAGTATCGCTTAATCTTTTCTGAATATCTTCAATAGCCTTTGAAGCATCACTCTCACTCTTAACCATAGTGTCAAGAGAACTTTGCCAACTCTTAACCCTTTCATCATTAGGATTCTTATTGATTAAATCCTGCAATGTTTCTTGTTCTTCTTGGAAGGATGAAACCTTTTCCCTCAAACTATTCAATGTAGCATTAACATCAGCTTCTAACTGTTCAAGTGAAACGGGGTCATACTCAAACAAACCAGCGAACAGTGAACCGAACTGCCCAGCATTCTCTATATCCAATTCAAGCTCATAGCCTTGAAACATTCCCTCAATCTTGCGTTTTGCCAAAGCAACACTTGCAGAGTTTATAGAGATAGAATATTCAATCTCACTTTGTGCTTTCTTCCCAGCAACCAACTGTTTAGCTTCTGGCGATTTGAGGGTTTCAGCTATCTTATTATAAAACTTTGGAGCGCTACCTTTATCAAAGGTAATCAAGTCGTTAATATCAACACTAACACCTTTAAAAGCATTGTCGAATAAGTCTTGGTAAGCTTCCTTTACCTTTTCAGCAGCATAGGTTATATTGCCAGTGTCTTTCACAAGCTGTAAGAACTTCTTTTGAATATCATCTACCAGCTTAATCTGTTGTTTCAGCAAATCCATTTCCTCCTTTTTGGATTTATTCAAATCCTTTTGGGAAGTAAGATTTATCCTTAAAGAATTAGCAATCTCACGAACCATCTTAATTCGCTGTTGCGTCCATTCTTTTGATTCATCATCAACTAATAATCCCTCATTGATTAAGTCTTCTTGCTTCTTTAATTCCTTGTACTCTTTCTTTAGACGGTCTGTATAATCAAATATACCTTCGTCCTCTTTGAACTTAAAGATATTGCCTATCCTTTCATTTTTAGATGTAATATCATCTACAATAGCCTGCCATTTAGATAAGGCTTTTGTTTCATCGTCAGTAGGTTCTTTAAGCCTAGACAAGCTATCATTAGCTTTTTGAATGGAAGCGTTTATAGAAGCTAACTCTTTTTGCATTTTCTGCAAATTCTCAAATGCAGCTTTCTCTTCCTTTGCAGAAGCCGGACGAGTATAAATCTCACCAGCCATTCCAGCTACAACTTCAACAAGCCCTTTATTATATAATTGGGATTGTTTAGCTATATCTGTAATTAATTGGTCCCTTCTCTTTTCAAGTTCAGACAGTTGTTGCTCCGTACCTTTTATGTTAGACTGACTTAATGCTTCCGCAAATTCTCTTGCAGCTTTAGTATTAATACCTAATATCTTACCATATTCATTCATTTTTGAAATAATGGCAGGAGTAGTAGCATCTACCAACTTACTCATTACCTTATCTAATTGGTTATGAGCTTCTTTATTAGAATTTACAGCAGTTTCTAAATCTTTGTTGTTCTTTGCAGATTTTTCAGAAGAATCGGCATAGGCATCTATTGTTTCTTGGGTTGTACGTATTGTCTTTTGTAAATTGTCATATTGAGAAATAAGGTCTTCAACATTTGAAAGATTTTCAAAAGACTTCTTCAAATGTGTGCTTGCTTCGTCAAGTCCTTCTATTTGCTCCTCTACACTCTTAGCTTTAGGTAATAAGATAGCAAAAGTAGTTAATAAAGCTACAGCGCCAGCAGCTACAGCAGCGTATGGATTAGCAGCTACAAAAGCTAATGCCCTATTCAATACGCCTTGTGCTCTTGCAGCAGCAAGTGTAGCGGCAGCAGTCCCTTGTGTTGCCCTCGCTCTGGCTACTTCTGCAAGAGTTTGTTTAATCGTTAATCTTGTTCCGTTTAACGTTTCTATATTAGCTAAGGCTTGCATTGCCTTATAAGCTCCTATTGTCGATATGACTACAGTCAATGCAGAAGATACAGCTCGCCAATTTTCAAATAATTTCTGTACTACAGATATACTTCCCGTCAATATCCCTTGATGCTCCTTACCTATTTCATTTAACATAAAATCGTAAGCATCAGTCAAATTTGATAATTTACCAGCTAACGTTTCAGCCTGCTTAGCTTGAAAGTCGTAGAACATGCCACCTTCATCTGTATAACGGTTTAAGACTTTCATTACATCAGTGAAGGAAACCATCTTATTAGACATTCTATCCATGACATCACCTACTGAAACAATTCTTTGTTCCTGCTCAGTGTACATCTTGGCAAGTTCAGAAGTTATAGAAAGACCAGCATTGGCAAAGTCACGAGCATCCCTTGCTGTAAGTACAGTCTGTGCCCTAATCTGACCTAAGTTGTAAGTCAAACGTTCCATTGGTACACCAAGAGCGGCACTAATATCTGCAATACGTTTTGAAACATCTACAAGTTCTTCTGCTTCAAAGTTATAGGCAGCAAGCATTTTTGTTGTACTTGCCAAGTCTATTACGGTAAATGGAGATTTAAGAGCTAAAGTCTGTTGTTCCCGGAATATCTGAGAACCTTTTTCAAAGTCATTAAGTACAGCACCGATTGAACGTTCAAGCAATTCATACTGACCTCTAACGTCCATAAGACTTTTTACAAATCCCGTGATAGCTCCTAAACCAGCATAGAAGAGAACTCTTTTACCTAAGTTCTTGAAGGATTCCATCAATCCGCTATTTACCTTTTGAAGCTGAACACCAGAGGAGATAGCATCAGCATTTGCTTTTTTCAAACTTGCCATTTCCTTATTTACAGTAGCAAGTTTTGCAGCATAATTAGCATCATCTGTGGAGAGATTACGTTGTACAATCTGCAAGGCTTTCAGCTTTTCAATTCTTTCTTGGATTGACTTATTGCCCATAGCCATAGCCTTTTCGTAGCTTTGACCTCCTTGTGATATTCTACTCTTCTCCTCCTCTCTTGCTATTCTTGCTGCTAAGTTGGCAGTCTGCTGACGGAGCAATATTTCTCTTTGAAGCAGCTTCTCCCTTTGAGCAACATGAACATTAATCCTTGCCTCTTGCACATCAGTTTTTACAGTAGCCAATTGCTCCATATTATTCTTAATACGGGTTGTGTTCCCTTGTATCTTAGAGAATACTTCTCGCAAATTATTGGCAACTTGCAAGGCTTGGTTCATGGAATTAACGTCTACAGATACATTCGTAGTAGTAGCTTGCGTGGCAGCAGTATTACCTTGTGCAATATTAGTTGCCCCCAAACTTTTAAGCTTGGCTTCCAACTCGGAAATCTTCGTTTCCAAAGGACGGATTTGTTGGTTAAAGCCATCAACTAAGCCCTTACCAATATTCTTACCCAATTGGTCGGCAAAGCCCTCCACACTCGCCAACTTACCTTCCAACTTGTTGGTGAAATCTTCCAGACGCTTTTCCGTCTTCTTTAGAGTTTCATCAATGCTTGATAACAAGTCCTTATCAGACATTGAAGCACTAATAACTACATCTTTATTGTCTGCCATCGCTGCTACTTTTTACTTGATTTTTGGTATGGTATCTAACACACTACGCTTAGGCGCTTGCAACTCACTTCTATCACTTTTACGTCGTTTCCAAAACTTCTCCCATATCTCTTTATCTTTGCCACGCAAATACTTGATATGGGTGCTGTCTACTGTCAAGAAAAGAACTTGTGCCATAGACAATCTATAAAGATAATCGTCATACGTAAACTGCGGAAAGCTACGTATGAAATCACCTAAATCTCCGATTTGGCTTGCCGCCATAATGTTAATTGTTCCGCTACCTTCTTCCTCATATTCGTCTGCGAAACCATAAGAGCCTTCCCCGATATGAGCACCGTAAAAACCGGTGATAAGTCGATGCTGTTAATTGCCTCAATAATGATTGCCGCCCATTGAGCAGGCTCAAATACAGAGTTGAGAATACGAGCCTTCATAAAAGCTATCAGTTTGTCATTTCTGCTCATAACTTCTATCGCACTCGCATAATCGGTTATATCATCTGGTGAGAAGAGGTGATTAACAAGAATGATTGCTACAATCTCGGAACTTACGTCCAAGTCTGTACATAGAGCGTACATCATGCTCTTATCATCCTTAATATCCTCTTCCTTTTGTAATTTCAACGCTAATTGGAAAATACGCTGGTATGAGTATGCCCTCAACCGATGCACCTTATACTGCTTATCTCCTAACTTGACAAGCGTAGGATTGTCAGTCATAATCTCTGATATTTCCCTCTTTAGCTCGTCCGGTATAATTAAATCCTTTTCTTCCATTATCATTTGTGTATTAAAGAAAAAAGGACAGCAGCAAACAAGCCACTGCCCTTTCTCTTGATTTATAATGGGTCTTAGCCTTCAGTAGAAGGTTCAGCCATCTTCATCTCAACCGTTTTGCCATCATTGTCAACTAAAGCAGTGATAGCGATGTGCAGTTTCAACGGGGCAGTCTTCAAATCAGTACCATCCCAATTGGTAGCGACCTTACCTTTGTAAATAACAATGTAGTCAATACCATTGTAGAACTCCAACTTGAACCGCTTGTAAACGTTGGTGAATGAAGAAGGCATTGTGTACAAGCCAGTAGAAGCGGTAAACTCACCGCCTTCCATAGCGGCAATCTCTTCCGGTTTGTACTTAACCAAGTCAAATTCAATCTTGTAAGAACCAAGTGTACCCACGCTATCAAGCGGAGTATCATAGAACTCACCGTTAATAGCACTTTCACTTGCGGTTTCTTGGGAAATTTGCAGACCTTCCAATACACCCATAAGAGGAGTATAAGAAGCTTCTGCACTAGCCCCGACATCCGCATAGCCTAAAGACTTACATTTGTAAGTCAACAAATCTTGTGTAGCCATCTCGTCTAATTTTTAAATTATTATTTATATTGATTATAAATGAGGCGTTCATGTCCTTATGGAACACTTGACGTTTCATCGAGCCGCTACTTCTTAGGGAGCTTGTGCTCCGGTCGTCCATAGTTGGGTTCTCACCGTCCAATCCCCGATGCGCCATCGGTTGGGTTAATTTTTACTTTATTAGTACCATAAATGATTTAATATACATGAAGAACAGATTGTCGCTCTCATTATATATATCATCAGTTGACAATATACCGTCAGTTGAGATGTCGTATTTTTCTCCGGCTTTCTCAACTTCTGCATTTACAATGTCGGATATGATTGTTTCATATTTTTGAAGTAAGGTAGTATCAAGCCGACCTCTTGTCTTGGGAGGGATATACATCTCAACAGTCACACGAACGCTCGCAAAAGCATTCAAGTTAAATTGGCTCTTATCCTTAATTTCTCCCAAACGGATAACCATGAAGCCGCCAGCATTTATCTCTTCTTCCAACTTGGTAGGCATTTCCATCGGATAGATATACTTTGTCACCTTGTCTATAAAGAGAGAGTAAACATATTGATATATTGGCATTCGCCTTGCATCAATCGAACTCATGAGATTTGTTTACAAGGAAAATCATATATCCTTGATGGTGTCCCCACTACACCTCTATTGATTACTTGATATAATCTTTCACCAATTACTTTTTCTTGAAACGGAATGTTCATATCCCTATTGTTTTAACGGTTGCCTTTCCTGCAAAATCTTCCTTAATATCATCATATATGGTTGATAACACTTCAAATCTCCGTCTTGGATTTCCGGCATTTCCTCCTTCCAATATAGGGGCATAAGGCACTGTTGCTGCCAGCACCAAGTCCCATCCTATATAAGTGGAAGGAGTATAGTTTGCCAAGAACTCGTCAGCAAGCTTTCTTCCATCTATCAGCTTGCCATGATACTTTGAGTTTTTAGTTGCCATCTGATACGGATACAAGTAGCCGCTCCCCTTCAAATTGCCTTGATAGAACACAGCCCAAATATAACTATCAGCCAAGTTGTAAGTCTGGTCGGTAAATCCGCTTTCAGAATATGCTTTCTTCAACAATTCGGGTGCATAGGCTATTAGTCGCTGGGTTTGCTCGCCAGCAAGTCTGTCAAACAGTTCTTGCCGAACCCTTTTCAAACCACTCAAATCAACTTTTACTTTTATCGCCATCCACCTTTTCTATTTGCATATATAGTTATAGCACCTAACATCGAAGATATGCTGTTATCAACTTGCATCTTAATTTGCTCTCCCATAACATCACATTCTATCCAGTCTTCATTACGTACTGGATTAATATACTTCCCGTCCTCTCCTTTTATCAAAGGAATAGAAACAACGTAGTCGCTTGTTTGAGCGGTCGAACCGGATTCAGCAACAGAAAGATTCACGTCCATTACTCCTTCGTAGACGGTATCTTCTTCATCGTCGCCCATAGAACTTTCGATGATTCTGTATATACGTCCCGAAAAAGGAAATTCTTCTATGTCACTGAATGAAATCATATCACATCTATAATTTTCAAGAGTTTAATCTTTGGACGAGCAGAGATAAGAACCTCGTAATTAGGGTCATTGTATCTCTTATATATGCCCAAAGCATAACTTATTTTATTACTCTGATAGATGTCCGTCTCTGACCCAACTGTACGCTGGAAGTTATTATGAGAGGCAGATTGAGATGCTGTACTTGAAGGGCTTAACAACACTGCGGTAAATATTATATCGGCAGTCATTAAATCCTTTTGTTCTTGGGTCAACGTCATAGCATCCTCGTTTACATCTGTGATGCCGCGGTCAAGAGCAATTCTCATAAATGTATTCTCCTCAAACGAATACCGACAAGATGAAGAAAGCCATTCAAGTATAGTCATATATAACCCTCCAAGTTTAAGAACCAGCAGACGTAGTATCAACAACAATGTGTTCCATAAACTCGGTCAGCACTGGCATATAACGACCGATAGCATCAGTATGATATGCCTTGTAGATACCGTTAGGAACTACCTTGTTGATAATATAAATCAAGTCGTTCTGTGCAGAAGCGATTGAATAGTCAATCGTCTTGTTTGCTTCACGCTGCAACAAGATAACATCGGCAACATCAGAGTGAACAACACGACCAGCAAAGCCAATAGGACGCAGAACTGCTACGCCAGCCTTCCATCCTTGTACAGTCTTAATCGTTTTGATGTCTTGTACCACTTGTTCCTCTTTCACAATGCGGATAGGAGAAATCTTAGATACAGAAGAACGAGAATACTGAATAAGCTGCTCCCAAGAAATGATGTTAGTATCAATGCCGGAAGCACCATTAGTAACAACAATAACTTTATCGGGCGCATACAAGCGAATCCAACGGTTAACTTCTTCCTTGAAGTATTTGTTGTTCAACAAGTGAGTGATAACCATGTCATACGGCAAATCCCATTCCATTGTACCAGTAAATCCAGTACGGTCACGGAAATCTTTCTCAATCTTTGCCATTTGTTCCGGAATGTTAGCTTCTGCGTTCGTCCATACTTCCTTACCAGCCTTAACAAAGTTTTCAGTAGGCACATACTTCGGGAACTCATGTACGACACCGGACATACCACGAGAATCAGCATTGCTGTACTGACCTCCCTTAGACAAAGCTTGTGCGGCAATGTTAGAAAGACGGTAGTTGTGTGTCTTAATCAAGTCAGCAACACCACGTACATAACCTTCCAACAAAGTAGCATTAGCTTCACCAAGTTCATTCAAGCGTGCTTTCAATTCCTCTTTTGAAAGAGAAGTTTCAAACAAGCCTTTACCGAACTGAGGGATAGTACCAGTTCTCTGTTCCCAGCCTTCGTTATCCATCTGAGCAACTTCACTCAACGGTGTCATTGCATCAGCCATCGGAACGGGGCGGCGAGTAACATTATAGATAGTATAAGCAGGGTCAAGCTTCGGGCGGCTCATGTCAATAGGGTACTTACCACCATCAACAGTGAAGTGTTCCTGCCAAAAGAACTGGTTTGCATCCATGACGATTTTCTCGTCAACGAGCGTCTGAATAAATGCACTCGTACCGTCAGAGTTTACCAATCCTCTTTGATAGAGTTGGTTTACTAACTCGTCGGGATTAAATTGATATTTATATGCGTTTGCCATAATTCTACTCCTTTCCTTTAGATTTCAAATACACCTTCAATGTAGTTGCGGTTCTTAGCCAATACATACTTCGGAAGCGGTTGCATACGTTCAACAAATGCACGCTTGCCATAAACAGTGTTGATGTTGTGCTGAACATTAGTAACTCCCCAGCGACCATCAGTCGGAGCAAACTGTGTATCTACTTCGATGAAGGTATTCGGGTTTTTAACCAACACAGTAGCGTCGGCAGCAGCAGCAGTTGCAACATCACCTTTGCTATCAGCAGCTTCAACCAAAATATCATCAGTAGTCAGAGCACCGATTGCAGTGTCAACAGTAAGAATAAACTGCTTATTCTCTTCATCGAACTCAACAGATGTAACCTTACCAGACTGCCCCGTAGTTTCAACTGTATCGGGAGCTTTCATAAGTACATTGCCTACTTCGGGAATGTGAGAATAGCCAGAACCATCTACATATAAAGTAGTGTCTGTAGCCGCAGTAGTAGCCTTTGCAACCTTAAACGTTTTCAGCAGGAAACCGGGTTTCCACAATCTGTATTCGTACAAGTCAGCCGCAAAAGCATAACCAAAACCCTTATACGGGTTTGCAATGGTAGAGCCATAGAGGACATTGGAACGTTCCTCGTGATTGGCATCCTTCCACCATACGAACTTGCCACCTCTAAATTGTTTAGCGGAAGCAAAAAAGGTTTCTAAATTAAATTGTGCCATTTTTTTAATATTTAAAGTTTGACGGGTTTTATAGCAGCAAGGTAATCTTCCATCGTTGTTTTCTTTCCGTCGGGAGATAATGGTGTAATATCACCAATAGAGCTTCTGAATATATCTTGATAATCTTTCAGCAGTCTTTCTGCCTCGGCATTAACATCAGCATCAATTGCGATATTCTGCTTACCAAGATAGTTACGAAAAGATTCATGTAAATCTTCCCTCACCTTAGACTTGGCTGTATCGTATATCTGATTGCGAACAGACTTCGTTTTCTCTTGCAATTCAAACTTTTCCAGCCTATCAAGTTTCTCTTTGTACTCGGCAGGCAACTCAAATTTCGGAGGCTCTTGATTGCCTTCTTCATCATCATTACCTTTTTCAGCCTTTTTCTTCCATTCTTCAATCTGAGATTTATATTCAGCTTCCTTAGCTTCAAATCCCTTAGTCGCTTCTGAGAATGCGTTCTTTCTTGCATGTCCGCTACTTTCAACTGAAATATTCAATGCGGCTACTAAGCCAGCATCTTCAATCGGAGCATCCTTGTAAGCTTCTGCAAATTTCTCAGAGAACTTATCTCTGAATGTTTCACTCAAATCAAAATTACGTTCTTCGCAAATCTGATTAACTTTAGATAAAACTTCTTCTTTTTGTGCCATTGTTCGTCAATGATTTTATTATTTTGAACAAAAATAAATAGCTTTTTCATTACTCATACTGTGGTTATCGAAAAAGTAGCATTTTTATTTTAAGGTATATAGCTTGTTTTTCGATAAGTGGCATATATCGAAGCTTAGATTGCGTATTTTTGTAGAAAAATAAAGAACCATTATGAGCGAGAAAATACAGAAAGACAAAATTGTTAGTCCATTGCCGGGTTGCCAATATGAAGCCATCCGAAGCAATGCTGACTATGTTGTGCTTACTGGTAGTGGTGGTGGAGGAAAATCATTTACATTAGGTTATGCTCCAATTTCATATCTATATGAAAACCAAGGGGCAAAAGCTGTATGGTTCATGCGTAATGTTGGTGACTTTTTTGACGCTGGTAAAGTAGTGGATGGTCTTAAAGAAATATATCCGCTTATTGATAGACGTTTCAGAATACAACCAAGAGAACCTATTGGAGAAGTCATTAAGGTTCAAGATGATATGGGTGTGAAGTTTTTCAATAGCTCTGAAATTAAATTCCAGCAGTTAAATAATGAAAGTCCTACTGTAATAGATAAGATATTCAAAGGATTACAATTCAAGAAGGCTATCTTTGAGGAATGCAATAAATTTGAATGGAGGACTATTTCTACTTGTCAAACCCGTCTGCGTGCAAACACTAAGGGTAAAGCTCAAATATATCTTGCTCAAAATCCGGAACGTGAATGCTTCATACGTAAGCTATGTGGCTGTGGCAAGAATGGTGGTGGATGGATTGGAGATGATGGAAAACCCATTAAAGAAATGAATGGAGTTGTTCGGTTCTTCCACATTGTAAAGGGTAACTTGGATGAAGTCTATTGGGGAAATACTAAGGAAGAGGTTTATTCTAAATGCAAAGACATTATAGATAACCTTTTGCAGATTGACCCGGATATGTCTTATGAGGACTTTATTATGAGCATGGTATTCTTTACTTTTGATGTAAGAGATAACCAAGCCATGCTTAAAGCAAACAAGGGGTATCGTGCTATGGCTGCAACATCTGTGCTTGCAGATTCAATGTATGAACCTAATTGGAATTTCTCTATACAAGACGAAAAAGAAGAAGAGGAGGATAATCTTTCCGAAGTGACAGAGGATGATATTCTCAACATGTTTACTCATGTTTCTCCATGTAAGTGTAAGAAGGAACGTATTACCGTGGATATGGCAACTACTGGGGAGGATAACTTTGTAATGAAGCATTGGGTAGGTTTCCATTGTGACGATATGCAATATTCCATGAAAAACTCTAATCTTGAAGCTGTAAAGATGATTAAGCAGTTTATGGTTAAGCATGGATTGACTGATAAAGAGCTAATCATTGATGTGCAAGGTAACGGTTTCTTAAAAGAGATTTTCAATCTTGTACCAGCAAATGGTGGAGGTGTCGCATTCTCCGGAGCGATTGCCGCAACTGCTAAGGGAAAGAAACTGTATGAAAGGTTTAAAGATGAAGCTGCACACCTTGCTACCCAAATGATAAAGGCTGGATTGATAACCTATGACAGACAGCTTGCTAAAATGAGATATACACATCAGAAGCTAAAGCGTGAAGGCTCCACTACTGTCTTAAAGCAAATGCAATTTGAGAGTAGAATATTCAAATTTAAACGCTTGCCTTCGGGAAGAATACAGTTTGAAGGAAAGAAGGAACAACATGCTCTGATAAAAGGCTTTTCTCCCGACCTTACAGACAATATCATTATGCTTTGTGGGGGATTGTGTTATGACTGTTATAGGGAATTGGCTGGTGCTACTGGTGGAGAATTGAGAAGGAAATTATCTCTTGAAGATATAATGAACCAAGTAAATGGTACTGCACAACCAACAAGGGAGAGAGGAAAGATTACTAATTCAGATAAGATATTGAAAATTTTAAGCAGCATATAAAATGGGCAATTATATAGGACTGACACTTAAATGTTTATCTTTGTACATGCAGCGAGTAGAACGACATATAGCGATTGGCAACAAGCGGTTGGATGAACTTTGCTTCCTATCCAAGAACTTGTACAACTACGTAAACTATCTTATTAGACAAGAGCTTACGCAGAACAAGAAGTTTTTGTCCGAATATGAAGTTACTACCATGCTCGCTAAAGATAAACAAACGGACTACATAGCCTTACTTTCACAGACAAGCCAGCAGATTATAAAGATACTTTTCAAGAATTGGAAGGTATTCTTCAAACTCTGCAAGGTGAAGGACAAACTGAAAGCCCGTCCCAAACTTCCCAAGTACAAGCATAAAACGAGAGGACGCAACATTGTGGTATTTACCAACCAGCAGTGTAAGTTGAAGGACGGATATATCCATTTCCCGAAACGTGCCGGAATAGAACCAATAAGAACCAAAGTGGATAACTTGTGTCAAGTGAGGATAATCCCACAGTGCAGTTGCCACATAATAGAAGTAGTTTATGAAAAAGAGAAAGAAGAAGCCACCGAATTAGACGATACGGCTTATCTAAGTATTGACTTAGGACTTGACAATCTCGCCACATCATTTGACCCACAACGCAACCGTTGTTTTGTCATTAATGGCAGACCGCTAAAGTCCATGAACCAATTCTTTAATAAGCGTAGGGCTTTCCTAATGAGTTTGATAGGTAGCAGGGGGACGAGCAGACGTATCGGACGATTAACTCTAAAGAGAAACTGTAAAATACACGACTATATGCACAAAGCTTCAAGATTCATAGTCAACTATTGCAAGGATAACCACATTGGGAATATTGTGATAGGAAACAACAAAGATTGGAAGCAGAACTGTAACATGGGTAAGGTGAACAATCAGAATTTTGTGAGTATTCCCTTTGAGAAGCTAATCTCCATGATACAGTACAAGTGCGAGGAAGTTGGGATTAAGGTTATAGTCACGGAAGAGAGCTATACCTCCAAGACCGACCACTATTCTGACGAAGCCATGTGCCACCACGAGAACTATATGGGAAAGCGTATAAAGAGAGGTCTATTCCGTAGCGCATCGGGCAAACTGATAAACGCTGACCTAAACGGAGCAATAGGAATTTTAAGAAAAGTAGTCGGTGAACGCCTCTGGCAAATAGCCGATAGAGGTGTAGTGGCAACACCATCAAGAATACAATTTGTATAACTTTAAATAAATGTCATAAAATGATAACGAGAAAAAACATTGATTGGTATTTGTCAGAACCAACGCGGCTGTTGTTGAAGAAGCCTTTTACAAGAGGTGGAAAATTTCAGTCGTGCAAAACTTATATTGGTGATGTTACACTTAACCAAAAATCAACTGCCCAGTTGAGCGATTTGACATTGCAAGAGGTTTCACAAGACCTCTATCTGAGAGAGTACGACCCTTCTCTACACAATATAAAGTATAATAATTCAATTCCTAAGATTGTAGTCAGAGTTGGAGATACTGATATAGTCATAGATGAACTTGTGCTGACAGTTTCTTTGCAAAAGAATATTCATGCGGCACATGTGCTTCATCTTACTGCTAATCCTATTTCTTTTAATCTCTGTAATATAGAGAAGAACGATACCATCAGTAAGAAGTTTCAGAACTTCAAGCTGGAATGGAACATGAGGAATATGGAGCAAATCAAGTACGAACTAATATCCAAGCAGAAGAAGGTTGGCGATGCTGGCGTACTATTCAAATTTGACCCTATAAAGAAAAAGGGAACAGTTAAAGTCTATTCCTATGATGATGGATATTCTGTCATACCCAACTACAATGAATATGGAGAAGAAATTTCACGCTCCTTATTTTATAAGATAGATGATTTGACAGAAGTCATTGATACATTCGATGATAAGTACCTTTATCGTTCAATACGAAGCAAAGAAGGAGAACCTACCAATAATGGATGGGTTACTGAAAGGATTCTTCATGGGTTTAGCCGTAATCCTCTTGTCTACCATAGAGGCAAAGTAGCTTGGGAATATTCTCAAAGTATAATTGAGATAATTGAATTGCTTACAAATATACATGCTGTGACATTAAAGCGGTTTGGTACTTGGGGATTAGTTTTAAAAGGGGAAATGAATGAAGACAGTTTCAAGAGAGATAATGGAACATTGGTTATCAATCTCCCGGCAGACGAAGGTTCAAGCTACAAGACAGAAGCAAAGACTTTGGAGTTCCCAGAGCCGGAAAGTATGATTGCTTATCTGGAATATTTGCTGGAACAAGTTTCAATTGCTTCATCTGTCAGCTTTATCACTCCAAAGGATATCACTAATACTGGAAGCGGTGGCAACGGTATTGCATTGTCTATGCGTAATGATATTGCACTGGCTACTCAAAGTGTTGCCGATTGGTCTGATTCTATCAATGAAATAACCTATCTTTTCCAAGAGATGTTAGGATTGGAAGAAGACCAGACGAATGCTTATACAGATTTGAAAATTAAAGCCAAACTGAATATTTGGAGCATGGAAACCAACAATACTAAGATTACCAACTTAGCTATGGAATCTAAATGGATTTCCCGACAAACATTGATTGAAGAATCTCCGTCTTCTGCACCAGATGAACTTGACCGAGTAGAAAAAGAAAAGAAGCAAGAAGAAGAAGATGCTATCAAGCAAGCTGAAAAAGCTGAACGGATAAGCAAGAACAACAATACAGAGATTATCGAAACTCCTAATAAAACTACTTACAGTAGCAACGTTTAAAATAACAATATCATGGATTGGACGCAGATTTTAGTATCAATACTTGGAGGAGGAGGTTTCTTAGGTGGAATAGTTTCACTTGTAAATATGAAACCTTCTCGCAAGAAAGCGATGGCAGAGGCTCGGACAGTTGAGATTACGAACCTTGAAAAATCAATATCAATAATGGAGAAAAGCTACAGTAACATACAGACGTATGTGAACAAGGAAGTAACCCGTATTGAAAACGACCTTTCAGAACTGAAAAAAAAGTATGAAGAAAAAGTTATCTCTATACGGCAAGCATACATTTGCAAAGTACCAAGCGAAGAATGTCCGGTGCTGTTAAAGCAAGCAAAGTTTGATATGGCACATGAATGTGAAGAATGTAGAGGCTGTGAAAAGAATGAAAAGAAGGAGGACTGATTATGAATATAAAGAACTATTTCAATATCAAAGAGCTTGTTTGCAAGCATGTATATAACAAGTTTGGAGAAATGGCGTGGACGTTTTTTGACCCACGATTGCTTGAAACAATATGCGTCATACGAGAAAAGCTTGGTAAGCCTATAACTGTCAATACTTGGCATTCGGGAGGAGGTCTAACGCAAAGAGGACTTCGTTGTAATGTATGCCAATTAGTAGCTGAAAAGACCCGATTGGAGAAGGTATATGTATCTGCACATCTGCAAGGAACTGCACTGGACTTTGATGTGAAGGGAATGACCGCCTTGGAAGTTCGTAATTGGATTAAGGCAAATCAGATACTTCTTCCTTATCCGGTACGCTTGGAACAAGATGTCACTTGGGTACACTTAGATGTACGTACTGATGGAAGTAATGGCAAAGTAACCTATTTCAAAGGATGAAAAAGGTTCTTCTCCTAATAATCCTTTTGCCTCTTTTGTTTTCATGCCGAACTGCAAAAGACTTGGAGAAAAATACAGAAATAAAAGAGATTATCAAAGAACGGCATGACACTTTAACAGTACACACAAGAGATAGTATCTATTTTTCTGTTATTCAAAAAGGCGATACTGTTTTTAATACTAAGTATATTGAAAAAATCAAGTATATAGACAGAACAGTTATACAGAACGATACTATATATCAAGAGAAAGAAGTCATTAAGGAGAAAGAAGTCATTAAGAAACATGTCCCATCATGGTGCTGGTGGCTTTTACTAATTAATGCAGCAATAATAGGAATAATCGGAATTAAATATTATGTGAGATGGCGAACGAAGTAAACCCTATACTGAATATATACAATGAAGATGGTACTCCCTTCCACGACATCAGTCTGAGAAAACATACTTTCTCAACTATTGTTATGTCGTTAAATGACAAGATAGAAGGAGAGTTTTATTATAAAGACAATTCACTTTCGTTTACTCTGCAAGAATATGTAGAGTATAAAGGAATAAAGTACATTCTTAAAAATCCTCCCGTAGTTGTTAGAAAAGGAATGACTTCGGAAAACAGCGAGGCAAAGGGAATGACTAAATATAGTTGTACTTTCTACCATGAAATGATTGAATTGTACAACATTCCCTTTACTGACATTGCTATTAGTAGCAGTGAGGAAAGTTATCGCAGCGAAAAACGGACTTTCTCGTGGATTGGTACATTAAGCATGTTCGTTCAAAAAATTAACTCATGTCTTGTCGGAACTAAATGGACTTGCAAGTTACAGCCAACATTTGTAGATGATGGGACAATGAGTGATGTGTTATCATTCAGTAATCAATTTATTTCAGACGTTTGCAAGACTGCATACGAAACATGGAAAGTTCCATTTGTAGTTGATGGATATACTATTTGGTTTGGCAAGCCATCTAAGGAAATACTTGACAATGAAAACAAGCCATACATATTCAAATTCGGACAAGGTGTAGGACTAAAAAACAATGATTGCACACCAAAGAATAATAAGGTCATTACTCGTATTGCTGGATATGGTAGCAACATTAATATTCCGTATGGCTATCCTATAATTACAGATGCAGACGGAAATCGCATTGAGCACCCATATACTCGTGACACGTTAATGCCATCAGTATATGTAGAGGCTGTTAGAAATAAAGTCTTGTTTGGTTCTAAAGACCCTCTTATTGACTACTATGACGCAGATAGCAGCTATCCTACTCCTATCAATCCTCTTGCACCAGTATTCCATATCCAAGAATTTTCCAGCATACAACCTACTATTAAAGGTATGACATACAAGGGACAAGCTATTGACTTGTTCAAAGAAGTAATAGTACCAGAAGGTGGCTGGGATGATTATATTGACCCCGAAACGGGAGAGGTTAGACAGTCGTATTTTGATGTGACGCTTTATCCTCTTGGCTTTGACTTATATGCACAAGCAGCAGTTACAAGCGGAATGACCTTCTCCATGAAGTCTGGTGACACATTAGGAGCTAACTACGAGGTAGCCGTAGATTGGGAAGATGTAAAAAAGAACTTCTATGTAACTGATGAAGCTGGAAACATTGTATTCAAACCAAATGGAGAACAGAGGGACTATGCTAAATATCCAGACAGTACAGACCAAGCTATTACTATTAAACTGACAAAGGACTTAGATACATTTGGTACGATAATGCCAAGCAAGTTCCAGCAAGTTAAAACTGGCGACAAGTTTGTCATATTGCACATTGAAATGCCACAAGCATATATAGACAAGGCACAAGAACGTTTGGACGTCGCCATGAAAAGATATATGCTTGAAAATAATATGCCTTTGTATGACTATCCTTTGAGCTTCGACGAACACTTCTTGGAAACAAACCAAGCAATTCTTGCGCAGATTAAGCCTAATACGATTGTCAGATTCTTGTATAAAGACAATGAGGACGCTATGGAATTATCCGTAAAGGAAATGTCAATCCAATATGGTACAAATCCCCTTCCTACTTATAATATTACCTTAACGGACGAAGTGTCTATTGTACTGAATCAGATAGGACAGATAGCTGATGGACTTAGCAAGTTAGGAAGCCAAGTAGCACAGTTACAAGCTATTTATGGACTTGACATTGTAGGCGAACTGAACAAAAAACTCAGCAGAGTTAAAGATGATACCGCACAAGGAATGATAACTTTCTTGCGTGGATTGAAAGTCGGTAGCTATGTGACCGGAAGTACGGGTGGTATATTCTATGCAGATACAGACGGAAAATCACATGTAGAGCTTGATTATCTGACAGTAAGAATGAAAGCCATGTTCTATGCTTTGGAGATTATCAAGACCGGAGTTATCGGAGGTCGCCAAATGATTACTCCCGGTGGTGCAATCGAATGTATCAAGATAGAAGATAGAAATGATATACTTGACGAAGAAGGCAACAAGACTGGCGAAAATGTTTGGGACTATTGGCGATGCTATTTCTACCAAGATGATGGTACGGAAGCATTAGATAATCGTTTCCGAGCAGGAGATATGGCTTTGGCACAAGACTTCAATATTAAGGAGGGAGTTTATGAGAATGTGTCAAATCATTACTTATGGCGTTTGGTTGTAAACGTAGGAACTAATTACATTGACATCTCAAAAACTGATGCTGATGCAGCCAGTGATGCACCGCGAGTAGGAGATACTATTTGTCAGTTAGGTAATAAGACTTTTGTTGATGCAAATGGTGTTACTCATGTAGAGGACAAGACAAGACAGAATGCAATTATCTTTAGTGCAGTTGACACTTTCTCGCCAAGTATGACTTTATATGCTGGCATAAACAGCTATTCATACCTCAACAAAGAGTACGTGTCCTACGGTGTTGACAAGACTACAAATCTCGCTTATATGAACGTCTATGGCAACTCTTATATTGGAGCAAGAGATAAGAGCAGCTATATGAAGTTTGATACAGTAACCGGAGTTGAAATAAAAGGTAAACTCGTAACTAAATCCGGCAAAGATGTAGAGGAAACATTTAATAGCTTCCAAGACCAGATAGATGGAGTAAAGGAAACTTGGTACGGAGAATATACGCCAACTCTTACTAATCAGCCAGCAGTTGATTGGAACACAGAAGCTTTGAAAAAAAGACACGAAGGCGATGTATTTACCAATATCCAAGAATATGTCGATGATGAAAATACTCCCGATGCAGGCAAATCATGGAGATGGGTAAAGACGGGAGATACATGGGGATGGACGCAGATTGCAGATAATGACACTTCAAAGGCTTATCTTGAAGCAGCTAAAGCTCAAAAGGCGGCAGAAGAAGCTAAGAAAGAAGCTAATGACGCAAAGCAGACTGTAACCAATATGAAAGACTTCACAGACGAAGCCTTTAAAGATGGTATTGTTGACAGACAAGAAGCTGCTGCGATTGAGAAATATTTGAACTCAATCAAATCAATACAGAAGAGCGTAGCGGAATCTTATTCTAAGGTTTATGCTAATCCTTTATTGTCCGGTACTGCTAAGGTAGAACTAAAAACTGCTTATGACGGATTTAATACGGCAACCACGGAACTTATTACAGCTATTGATAATGCTATAGCTGACGGAGTAGCTACCTCAACGGAAGTCGCTTTGGTAGATGGTAGGTACGACACCTTCAATACCAAATACGGAGATTTTATAGCTTATTTGAATGCAGCCAACAACTTTATCCAAGACAAAATAAACACTTCCGCAGAAAACGCCCAAAAAGCTGCGGAAGAGGCAAAAAAAACGGCAGATGCGGCTAAAGCGGCAGCAGATAACGTAGCAGGAGCAGTCGAAGATTTGAATCAATATGTAGATGGAGCTTTTAAGGACGGTATTATTGATATTTCTGAGGCACAGTCGATAGAGAGATACATTAACATTGTAAATAATACCAAAAGTGAAGTAAAGGCAACATTTGACAAGCTATATGCCAACACCTATTTAGATGGTAACGCGAAGACCGGATTAAACTCAAGTTACACGGCTTTGAATACTTCCATCACAAATCTGCTTAATTCAATTAATACGGCTATAGCAGACGGTAAGACAACGGCAGCAGAGAAAGCGGATGTGGATGCAAAATACGCTTCTTTCAACACAGCTTATGCTTCTTTCAATACAGCCGTAGAAACAGCGAACAAAGCCATTCAAGATAAATTGAAAACTTTTGCAGATGACGCTAAAGCCTTAGCCGAATCAGCTAAAGCAGAAGCGGAAGCAGCTAAGCAAAGATTGGATAAGTGGGCAGAAGATGGAGTTATATCTCCTACTGAAAAGCAAGCTATTAAAGACGAAATAGTTCGTATAGACGCTGACAAGACTAATATTACAGCAGGATATACTTTGTATTCATTGGGTAGCCCTACGGGTTATCTAAATGCTCATAGCAATTATCGTGCAGTGTTGGTTACATTATCTGCTTCTACTCCCGAAAATATAACTATACCTTCTGACTTCGCTTCAAAGCAATCTGCATACTACAATCAAAGAACGGCAGCTTTGAATGCCATCAGTGACGCAGCTAAGGCGGCAGTAGATACCGTTAAAAAAGACTTGGCTGGTTATGAATATCTAAAGAAAGCGTGGAAAGAGAGTACCACAATCGAAGGTGGTGTTATTCAGAATGCGTTAAACATGCTGGGATATACTGACCCGGTAGCTGGATTTAAAGTAATGTCCGGTATGAATGGTGTCTATGATGCTACTAAGGTCGGTGGAGGTATTGCTTCTTGGTATGGAGGTTCTATGAAGGATAGAGCAGATTATACAGAAGCAAACATGCCATCAGATGTAGCAAAGGCTATCATTCGTATGGATGGCTCTGGCTACCTTGCAAGCGGTGCTGTATGGTGGGGGACTGATGGTGTTTTCCATGCTGACCCACAATCATTCATCATCAAAGAAAATCAGCTTGGCGACTATGTTTCTCTATTCCAGATTGTATATCGTTCTGGAACTCCGAAGACTATTAGCTACATGATACCACAATATCCAATGCAGAAATTGACAGTTTCCGACTACATCGAAATAGGAACAACTGGGTATCGCATTGGAGTGGATAGTGCCAATAATGCTATTAAAGTCTACAAAGAAGATGGCTCGGCTGTTAACTTCTACGCAAGCGGTGCTGTATCTGCAAAAGGTATCAGTTCTGGTAGTGGAGGTGGAGGAGGCGGTGGGCCTATCCAAACCGTTTATGGATATTCAAGTTTAGGTGGCACATTCGCTGATTCAACATTATCAGATACTTTCAATGCATACACTATCAACAAGTTGGCAAGTAGAATTACTGAACTTGAAAAGAATGGTGGTGGAGGTACTGGTATTGCTGGTATCAAAGTTAACGACGAAACTTATGTGCCAGATGCAGACAAGTATATCACTTTGCCGGACTATCCGACTATAACCGCAGCGAAGAACTTAGAAACATATTCTAAAATAACATCTGCTGCAATAGATACAATAGCAACTTATAATACAGCAAAGACCTCTGTATGGGAAGGTAATGGAACTGCTTATGGTACAGTTGGGGGATTTGATACACTACTAAGTGTTGGTAGTGGAGCTTCTCGAATATTCCAAATAAGAGCTACAAAAGATACTGATAATTTTTACTTTAGAGGAAGTAACGAAAGTACTTTCAGAACTTGGTACAGAATACTTCATGCTGGCAATTATAAAGAATATACAGACGCTCTTTATGTGAAGAAGGCTGGTGATACTATGACGGGAGACTTAGTTGTAGGTACTGGGCAAATAACTGCGAGAATATCTTCTCAATGGGGAGGTTTTTATATAAATATTAGTGATTCTATGACTGGGGGATGGGAAAGAGGATTTGGTGCTAATATAAATAATTCTTCTACTCCAGTAAAATTTGGTTTTTATGGTAATGGGCAATCTATTTCTTATGCTTATGCTGGACTTTATTCAAATCCGTGGCAAAAATGGGACAACAATACATCTACTATATCAACCGAATTAGTAGTAAATAAAAATATAATTGGATTAAATAGAGAGTTTTCGCTTCTAAGTGGAGAAGAACATTTTCAACATAAACATATTGGTGGTGTAGGAAGTTATAGCTATGAAGTATTGCTGTTGTTACCTATTCCTGCTACAACTAATTTAAGCGGTCTTAATACTATAGATGGTACTATATCTGGATATACAAATGGACATAATCAATGCTTTTGGGTTGATGTGAAGATTTCGACTATTTATAATACTACTTTTTGGAATATAAAATCAATAAGCTCTTTTTTATCTAATCAATATGTATTAAAAAAATGTAAGTATAATGACATTTGGTATTATTGTATTGAAATCCCATATCGGGATAATAGAATGGATAGTTATTATTTTAGAGGGGTTATTCGTTCAACTATTACAGGAGGATTATCAACTATCACTTTGCCATACCGTATAAAATATAAAACTAAGGCAAATGGAAATAATGCAGAAGTTATTAATAACTCTGAAATTAACAGTAGTCTTAGTACAACACTAACACAAGGAGGAATTACAAATGTATATTCTATTGAAGATACATATTATCAAAATATTAAACCCCGTCTTAGTAATTCAATAATTTTAGGAACTACTGATTTAAGATGGAAGTGTGTTTATAGTTATAATCTCGACATAAGTTCTACAAGTACTTTTGGTGAAACTGCAACTTTTAATGGTGGAATGTATTCTGGTAATATCTTTCCGTTAAGCAATAATAATTACAGTATAGGTTCAAATAGCAATAGATTTATAGATGCGTATATTCAAACTTGGGTCTATGCTAACCAAGGCTTTTTCATATCTCCTTCTGGTATAACCCAAAATGGTTCTTATTTGGAACTTTCAAGCGGTGGAAATGAGATTATTATAGCTGGAGGCACTGATTTTCATGTTAATTATAGAGGTGCAAGTTATGGCGGTAGGTCTGTTCCTAAAAAATGGCATTGGCGGGCAGGAAGCAGTTCATCTTGGGCAAATATGGAATTTGGAGATTGCACCCTGCATGGTTGGATAAATAGTACGGGAATAATTGGAAATGGTCCTTATGGTTATAATGTAGGAGCAAGATTTGCAAATACAAGCCATGATAGCATTGAAATTGTTGGAGGTAATTATACAATGGGACTTGGCTGTCATTCAAATGGTTTGTGGCATTGGTGGAGAGGTACTGCTAACCCGACAAGCTCTACAAATAAATCGTATGTTATGGAATATGATGGTAGTACATGGGCTTTTACTGGAAGTATTACTGCTACGGCTGCAA